CTTTCTGCCAGTCTTCTGAAATAAATTGTTTAAAGTTAATCATCCTATTGGCCTCTTTGCTCTAAATGAAATTAAATCAATACCTCGTCTTTTTAATTCGCCTTGTTTTTGTGCTGATAGTGATTCTGTTCCAGCATCAGCAGTATAAGATTCAAATGGTTTTTTCTTAGCTTTGTTAGATTGTGTATTTGGTCTAACTAAATTTTCACCAGAAGCTGCCATTGAAATACCCACTTCTGTTCCTTTGTCAATTGATTCTGATATTTTACCTTTACCAAAGTTAGAAACATTAACTGGTTTTCCACCTTTACCTTTTCTGTCAGCAACAGGATCATGTTTGCGTTTAACTTTAACAGCATTGGCTCTTTCTTTAGGTGTTAATAAAGAACGCTTTTTATTGCTCATACATTTTGGTTTGGGTTCGCCAGGTTCTCTTGCACAATCACCTTTGACATTACCTTTTGAATCAATTCTTTTCCAACCACCATCTGGATGATTTGGATTAAACCAATTTCTTAAATCTTCGTTTAATTTGTATTCTCTTCTAAAAGTTAATAATGTTCTTGCATCTGGTTCTGATAAAGCATAATGTTCTTCAACTTCTTCCTGTTCTTCTTCATCCGCTTTGAGTTTCTTAATCATTTTAGAAACTTCATCAGCATTATCACCGGTAATTGTAACCGATACTTGCTCGTTTAAGAATTCCTCAAACTGCTCATTAACTTTTTTCTCCATCTTAGGTTCAATTTCATTTTTTACAACTTGAACTAAAGTATCACCAACAACACGGTGTGTCACCGCACCATCTTTACCATATCGACCAAAGCCGTAGTATTCTAAACCAAGTCGTCCAGCTTCTTCTTTTGCTTTTGAGTTTGGATGAGCTTCTTGTCCAGTATCAGGCATTTGTTTAAGTGAAGCTGTTTTATCTTTTGCTTGTAGTTCTTTTGCAATCCATTTTTGTGAGCGTGGTGATTGTGGTTGTTCTTCAACAAACTTACTCACATAATCAAATATTTGATTCATCTCATCTTTTTTCTGTTTGACCACATCAGGACCAGCTTTTCTTAAGTCTTCCGAATTATCAAACTCCATGTATTTGTCACCAAACAATTCTGCAAATACTGGTCTAGCCTTTTGAACTCCATCCCATTTTTGTTTTCTGATATCTTCTGGAATAGTTCGGCCACCATTTTGACCTCGTTCTACATTTCGTTGTTTAGATACTTCATCAGCCGTATTCACCATAATCATAGCTGAATCATAACCTAATTGGTCAAGAGCGCCTTTAATTCTTCTAATCTTATCAAGGTCTTCGCCTGTACCATTGATGATTAAACCATTTCTACCCATCAATGCAAGTTTTTGTTTTAACTCTGTTATGTTTTTTGCACGACCACGAACAAAGTTTCTTTTTTCTGTTTCACTAGGATCTGGATTTAACATCACTTTAGATATTTTATTTTTATCTAAAAGATATTCAAATGCTTTGTCTGAATTGATTTCTGTTAAACCATGGCCTTGTAGTGTGTTTGCTAAAACATAATCTTTACCTGAGCCAGGACCACCTGCCAAAAATACAGCTTTAAATATTCCTTTATCATGAACTCCTTCAGATAGAAGTTCTTCAAACTCAAAATTAATATCAATGTCTTCTTTAATGTTCATACCTTTTCTCAAGTCATGAAAAAGTTCTTTTGCATGGTGTTCAGGCACATGGCGTGGAACACCTTTTTTAAATTCATTAAAATTACCTTTAGCTGCATGAGAACGCAATTTAGAACCAGACATACCTGAAATACCAGGTGCATCGGGGTCTCTTTGTCCGGCAGAATGAACTCGAATACCTTTGAAATTAAACAATGCGCCTTTGTGGGTGCCGTTGTATTTGTTTAATAACTTATGATATTCACCTGTTCTATCTGAACCTGCAACCATATGTAAGTGTGTCACACCACTTTTATGTAACTTTTCTGCTTGTTTTAAAAAGTTTGGGTGACTGCTAGATGATGTTGTTATATTTGTATGTGGAAAAAATCGTCTAGCGTGTTTAACTTTTTGTTTTGCTGAGAGAGGATTTTGTTTAGGGTCGTTAGAATGTGATAGAACGACATGATGACTAGCATTATGTTGTTTTGCTACACTTTTAACTTTATTGACTAGAGCCTCATGACCTGTTGTTGGTGGTTGTAACCTACCAAAAGCCATTACGGCATGGCGCTCTGGCGCCTCTTGTATATAATCTCTAAATTTCATTCCCGCCTCTACAGCAGTTTATTAATATTTACTTCTATTTATAATATTTAAGATTTTACTTTATGTAACCAAGAGACACCATACATTTCAAAATCTGTTCCGAATCTTTCATCAACGGCACGATATACACCATATTGGCCTCGAACATAATCATGACCACCAATATAACCGCCAATTTTAACTTTCGGAAACCAAGTCTGAATATCATCTCTAATAGATTCATATTCATGGTTAGCATCAATATAGACAAAGTCTAAGCTTCTGTCTTCATATAATTTAGCTGCTTCAAGACTTGCTGATTTAATTGGATTATAATATCCTTCAGCTGGTTTCATGTTCTCTAAAAATACATCATATGCAGTATCATTAACCATATCCTCTCTATGGTCCCATCCACCTTCTTGGTGTTCTGGACTACCACGCCAGGTATCAATCACATCAAACTTAATATTTTTTCCACTGTTTGCTATTTCAACCGCCATGTAAGCGGCACTTCTACCATAATAGGCTCCAACTTCAATAAAATGTGATTCTGTTGGATGAATATTCACCATTTTGCTATATAAATTTTGAAAGTCAAACCATCCATGAATTGTTGTATAAAAATGTTCCATTTTTTCCTTTTATTCTGCAACTATGAACGCATTTCCATGAGGATGGTCATGTGTCCAATTTTCTTTAAGGTGACCAAATTCATAATCAAAATATTTGATTTTAAATCCAGCTTCTACGATAGTTGTCAACCACCATTCTTCTGGTTCTCTGACAACATGAGTTACATCCATTTCATATTCACGAATACGATATCTTTTACCATCACCAAGTGGAACAGCAACAAATAAGTTTTTACATCTTCGCCTAAACCCAGCTAATACGGATGGAATATTTTCTTTTGGAATATGTTCTAATACATCTTTTGCAATAATTAAATCCCAACCACCTTGAATGTCTTCAACATTGTCTATTTTTTTTAAATATTGTTTAATTTTTTCATGGCCATTTGTAACAGCATATTCTGATACATCAACACCGTGTGCATCTTTTCCCAATAATCTCATGGCATAAACCATAAAACCTTTTGCACAACCAAAATCTAATACATTATCAAATTCAATATTATTTATTATCGAAGAAGCTTCTCGTATGGTTCTTTCTGGCATCCATCGATAGTTCTCATAAGCACTTACACGATTACGAACACCGTCCTCAAAATATTTTTCATCAAAGACTTTTTTAATATCTTCAGCATTTTCAAATTTCATAATTTATTCCTCAAATTCATAACCAAATATTTCACAATCAAGCTTACACTTTTCAATTAATTCATTTTTATATTCTTTTGGAATAATCTCACTATAATGTCTTTCATCTTTTTTTGGATTTTTGTTTTCAAAATATAATTTAAATCTAGGAGAAAGTTTTTCTTTTAATGTTTTTTCCATAAACTGTAAATCTTCAAATCTAAAAACATCATCAACAAGAAGATTTTGACCGTCATATAAAAATGTATGTTGTTCATGAAAGTGAATCCATTTTCGTGAATTGTCATGATATTGTTCTAACAATAATTTCCATGTTATTGTATCATTAGGTTTTATTTTTTGAAGGAAATAATATTCACTAACAAACCTATCAAAAGGATTTCTAACAATAGAAAATTTATATTTAGCTTCTGTAAACTCTTTTAAATGACTTTCAATAGCAAATTTTGATTTCATATGTTGACATAAATCACCTAATCCTTCAACATAACCAAATAAAAAATTTCTTGATTCATACTGTGAATATTTATTTGTAAAAATTAAATCTTTATTTGGAAATCCATTAGCGTCCCATAACCATTTTTCAACAGAAGAACCAGCTGTCTTTGGTACATGAACAAAAAATGTATTGTGAACAGGCGAGTACACTAAGCAAAATCATTATGTTTAGTTGGCATCAATACATCATCAATCAATTCGTTTTGATAAGCATACTTACAGAATGAACAATCATGGTGTCTTCTAAATTCATCTGCACCACCTACTTGTGAATTATAAAAATCTGTAATGCCTTCAATATCACACAATTTAAATTCATCATTAACTGCATAATTATTTTCTGGTGCTAACTCAGCAGATGGACAAACATATACATTACCATCTGTAAAGACACAAGGCTTAACTGTGTGCATATAACAGTGATTGTTTCGTCTTTCGCCCTTAAAATTAAAATCAGATAAGAAAGCGTATTGTAATTTACCATGTTCCGCTTCATGTTTAGCAATTAAACCTTTAATGGTTTCAATGTCTTGAGCCACAATTTTGGTGTCTTTGATGGCATTGAAAGCAATACGACATGGTATTTTATGGTCTTCAACCCACTTCAACATCTTCATAAAGTTTTCTTCTTTATATTCGTTGGTTGCAAGTTTCTTCGCATGGTCATCTAACCATTCGCCTGTGATATTTGGATTCGTGGAGGTGTCTGTGGCACCGTCCCACACATATGCGGCTGTGATTTCTATATCTAAACCATCAAACACATCAAGGTGATATTCATAGGGTTTCTTTTCATCAAATGAATACATTCCTAAACGAACCCATGACATCATGTGCCAATTCTTAATCTTTCTTAATTTAGAACCATTGGTACAGATACCCATTTTGAAACCTTTATTGTAGGCATATTCAATGACTTCATCAAGTTTTGGATGTAATGTTGGTTCGCCACCACCCGTAAATTCCATGCCTCTCACGCCTAGGTCCCAAAATTGGTCAATCGCTGATTTCATTTGTTCAACAGTAAGCATCTCTTTCATGGCACGATTGGCAAAACAGCAGAATGAACAAGTTAGATTACAAGGATTACATGGTGACATATGAAACATCACAGGTCTTGGTCTTTTACCTTCTTGTAATTCAATCAATCTGTCCATGTGTTTCAGTAACTTAGCATGATTACTTGAGAAACTACGGCCTTTAATTTGATTATCAACTACATAATCTTTCTTTGTTTCTTTACTCAATGAACCTAGAGCGGTTTTTAGTTTAATAACTTCTGCCATAATTATACCTTTATTGTAGTTTCATATAATTTATATTCTGCTTGAAATGGTCCAGTTTCTTCATCATAAACCTCTTTCATGTATTTCGGATATATGTTTTGAAAAATATCTGCCATTTCTTTATTTGCTTCGCTAACATCATAATATGTTTGTTTGCCAGGATGATACATTGAAACTTCATGTATCACGCCACATTTTTCTTTTGTGATTGATGAAAATATCCAATCAAAACCATATCCACTTTTTACCTCATGATACTCAAAAAACTTTAATAGTTTAGGTATCAATGATGAATGAAAGAAAACACCCATGCCTTCATTGAAATTTGTAAGTGAATATTTACAGGTTTGGTCTTGATGTAAAATACCATGACTTGAATCAGAACCAGCGATTGTAGATAACTGCCATATTTTTATATCATTTTCTTTTGCAATTTCTAAACCACGATTGACACTTTCTATATCAGTAACAAGGTCATCGTCCCAAAAACCTATGTAATCATAATCACGATAATCATAAGTTTCCATAAAATGTCTAGCCATATCCCATTTAAAACCTTTATCTTTTATAAGGATATCATAAGTACCATCTTCTATGTGGTAATCATTAAAATTATAAACAACGGTCTGATAGTTTCTGGTGACTTTTGTATATCGCCAATGATTGTCTTTATCATAGGCATCATGAAAGTTTAGTGGTATTCCAACCGGCACAAAAATAATATTATTCATATTTTTTCTCAATCATTTCTTTCCACTCAGGCACACGGTCATATTGATGTACCAATGCAAATGGTGTTCCAGTTGATGTGCAAACCATACCATCTTTCATTATTGGACTTGGTTCAACAACCTTATCTCCATATTGGTCTTTAATTTGTGGTCCTGTTGTTCCTAACTGTGCAGCCCAACCGTCTTCTGATTTTGCAAAGTTTGTAATGTCTTTGTATGATTTCATATTAAGTAAAACATTTAATGCGGCTTGGTCTGGTCCGCCACCACCTTCAATAAGGTGTTGTGTGCCATTACAAAGCATATAGATGTTCAAAAAGAAATCAACCATTGTATCAAATTTACCAGAGATAGTACCTGCATTATAGATGAGATTGTCATTACATTCTTCATGTATCAATGCACCAAAAGATTTCATTAAGTTGTTGGTGCCCCAATTCTCATCTTTGTATTTTATAGATTCACATGCAACATTGATTTCTTTATCACCAATGTTTTTTTCTAACCATTCTGATGGATTGGTCTGAAAGATAACATCTTTGACATCGGTTGTAATGATGTATCTATATTGTCCTTTAAATCGTTTGAGTAGGTACCAGAGATGTAGAAATCTTTCCACAACAATTGAAAAGTTTTCTTTGGGATATTTGAGTGTTTTGTTTTCTTCGTCTTTACCAAAAGCAAGAATTGAATAGTTTCTTTTAATCAATTCATCAACCGTATCATAGTCAACATTATAACATATCATTGCTTTTGTGCCGGTAAAACCAGATTGGTCTAATGAATTGACCCAAGGTTTTATTTTATCAAAATCATAACCAGTAATAGTACCAACCACAATATCATTAAGTAAAATCATAATAAAATCCTATACTTTTTTTTCTTTTTTCTTTTTTGGCCTTGAATAGGGTGTATCGTCTAAATATTTATTCAGTAATTCTGATGTGCCCCATTCACCAGCACCATGTTCTTCTTTAATTGTTTTTACTGAACCATCATCTTTAGCATAAAATGCTTGAAACTCAACTTTTGGAAAATATCTTTTTAAACTTAAAAACTTTTTAAGGTTCTCAACACTATCATCAAATAATCTAACACGACCAAATTGTCCTGTTTTTAAATAATTATAAATGATGATTGCTTTTTGTTGTGCTGTTCCTGATACATCAGCGAGGCGACCAGCTCGTTCAACTCTAACTCGTTCAATTGGAAAACCATGTTGTTTAAATGTATCTAAAAATACTTGTTTGTTGTCCATGTTATTTCGTGCAGTCACAACAATTACTTTACTTTTTGGTTTTCTCATGGCATTTTGAAGAATAGCTTTGGCTTTTGCCATCATTCTTCTGATTGGTCTCGATTCTTTCTGAAACTTTAACGCATCTTTAAATTCAGAGAAGTCAAAGCTCTCACCATTTTTCAAGCGATAGTTATTGTATTCACCCGTTTTGAGTTCTTTGACCTTTTTACCACCCTTAACAACATTAACTCTTGCTGTTGTTTTGAAGAGAGTATCATCAATGTCAAAAATGGTTAGACCACCTTTGTCATCTTTTCCTTCGGTCAAAAATTCACCAAATGTTTCCATTTAACCTCGTGTAATTTGTAATATTTTTTGTATTTGTGCTTCAACAGCCGCAGTTCTATTTGGCCAATAAATGTATTCTTTATCAGCTGTCTTAAGTAATTTGGTGAAGAAAGGTAAAACAAGTTTCTCAAGTTGTTGCATTTTTTGAGAAGTGATTGCTGTATCTTCTGCTTTTACTTCTTCAACAATTTTTGTGTTGTATTCTGCTTCCGATACGGTAGAAAAATCGGTTGAGAAACCAAAATCATCTGTACCATATTGAGCTATAATTTGATTTAAATCGTATGCCATTTATTTACTCCAGTTTTTAGCTGCATTGAAATTAGCCTGACTAAACTCTAGTCTATCAACCAACTTCACTGCGTTTCCTTTTAAATGATCCACTGCAACAAATCCTTCTGGTGCAGTTATTCTATATCCAGAATCCGTTTTGATGAATGTTCTTGCAACTTGTTCTACTTGTTGTAACTTACGAACTATCATCATTTTAGCCTCAATCAAACCATTCTGAATATCAAACATCTTTTTGAGTTCAATTGCATATGTTCGGAAAAAACGCATAATCTCCGTCTTCTCTGCTTGACGGTTGCGTTTTGTTTCTTCTCGTTTTGCGTCCAAAATATTATCATTCATTTGTTTTTCAACATCAAGTATAAGTTCTCTTGTATGTGAAATAGTATCTCTAATTGGTTCGCCTTCTCTTACTTTTTTATTATTAAATGTTTTAATAAAGTTTCTTATCTTATCATTATTTGCAACACGATTCATTGCTAATGGATTAGTTTTCTTAAATAATGAACCAACATCTGATAATACTCTTGTAATATTTTTTGTTTCTTGTAATGTAAATGTTGCTGTACCTGAAGCATCAGTATAGTCTGCATCACGGAACCAAACATCTCTTGTTGTTGCTAAATTCTTAATGTCAATGTTGAAACTGGCTTTCATATCTTCCATTTTTTGACCTGTGTAAGAAGTATGAAAGACAATTCCAACTTGAGCGGCCTGCATATTACTTGCTAACTTTGAATCAGCTGGTACGGCATAGGTGATTGTGTTTGGTGTAAATGTAACCATTTTCTCACCATCAATAACTTCTGATTTAATATCACCTTTACTAAACATCATATCGCCTTGTAGAATACCTTTGATACCAAGTTTTGGTAGATATCTCAATGCTAGTTTTAATTTCTTATTTAAACCTGGATTTGGATGATTCTTATCAACATCTTGTGGTGTGTAATTAAGTTTGGCGTTTTTAGCAAATACACCTTTTGTTCCAACAAAGAACTTGCCATTTTCTGGATTAATACCTGCAAACACAGCAGGCGCACCGTCCCATTTTGTTGTAACATTGATATGAGAAATAGAATTACCTGCTAACATATCTCTTAAAGATTGTAAAAAGTTAATAGCATCTCTGGCGCCTGTGACACCACGGTTTAATACTTCATCTTCCAAATGTTCTAAATGAACATTCTTTGATAAGTTAGCTTCTGTTAAGTAATCTGAAAATTTCATTATTGTATGCCGCTATATTGTAGTTTTAACATGGTGTATTTTCCTAATCTGCCTTGCTGACTTGGTTTTTTTTCTGCTCTAACGCCAGAATCACTTCTGATTGTCATAATTAATGTTTTTTTAATATTGCCTGATTGAACATCAATAAACCATCCTTGAACAGAACTTTTGTTTAAATAAGCTTTAAACTTTTTTATTGATGGTAATAAAGAAGCCAAATCATCCGATTTTTGACTTGCAGTTTTTCCAACAGCTTTAACTAATATTAAAGGCACCTCTACTTTGTTTGATTGTAAATTAAAATTATTTCTAATCCAATCTTTAAATTCTTTCAAAGAAAGTCTATTAATTACATCACATATTTGCTGACGAGAAACCAATAACATTTGATTATATAATTCATCAGCTTCTTTTTGATGATGTGTAAAATATGTAACATACAACGAAGTGACTTCATTTTTCTTTGTCATATAATTTGCTTTTGATGCTATGTCTTTTGCACCTGGAACTTTGGAATAAACTTTATTCCACAATTCATCTTCAAGTTTTTTTAGTTCTTTTTCTTTTTTTAACTTTTTATATGTTGTTGCTACATATGTGTTTAAAAGAGGTTCTTTTGATGTTACTGTACCAGCCTTTAAACTTATTCCTATTTTTTGTTTTGATTTAAAAAATACAAAAATATCTCCTGCGTGATTTGATGGAATACCAATAGGTTTTTCTCTGTATCCCCAAATAACCTTTTCAATAGGATTACTTTTATTCAATTCAAACAAAAAGTTACTAATACCTATTGCATTTTCCATTTTATCTTTATAGATAGCGGGCTTCATGGTATCTAAATTCTGAATCACTTTTTTACCGGCATCTATATTTGATGTATTAACAAATGTCTTTTTCACATTTGTGGTTGAAAAGTTTATTTTTTCCAAATATTTTCTTAAGTGTTCAACGGTTGAGCATTTATAATTGTTATTAAAAACCAATGCTGGAAAAAGTTCTGTAACACTAGCATTTTGTGTAGTATCAACTCTTTTATCAACCAATTAAAAACTCCTTTAATTTAATGGAGTATTTATGCTAACATAATTACCGTATTATGTCAAGCTCTTTATCGCCAGTCCAAACTTCTATATCAGTTCTAAGTCTTTGTTCTTCTACTAACTTATCATATCGGTTAGCTGCTTTATTCTTCCACCATTCTACAATGTTTTCTAAATGGTGTTTATCATAGTTCTCTTTGTCTTCTATTAACTTATCAGTCTTACCTGTAACAACATCAACAAAGTTACTGAAACCATAATTTGAAGCATAATATCTTTTCTTTTCAGTTAGATTCAAAGCGTTCTGAATAGTTTTCATAAACTTATCATATTCAGGTTCGCCTTTGAGTGCAACTTTAGTGAGTGATATTATCTTGTTTGATATTTTAAGTTTGCGTGATGAGGCATCTAACGGAACAATTTCATCACCAATGGCTTCTTCAACATATGATTTAAGGTCATCATATGGTTTGCCGTGCATCATTGGTAAAAAGTCTGAATCTGTTAGACCTTTGAAACGAAGATATGGCTTCATACCATCGTATTGTGAGGACGCCTTGGAACTTCCATATAAACTTGTTGTTTCAAACAAACAGGTATTCATATTATATTTGGCATTTAGCCTTTCACGAACCCAATGTGAACAACAAATGGCAGCCAGCAATTTACCGCCAAGATAATTAAAACCAAAAGGCTGAGATGGCACAATCACAAAGCCCATTATTGAGGTTTTATTAAATGCTTCAGCTCCTTCTTTGGTTTGGGTGAAAACCTGGCCTAGCATTTCATTTCTTGGTTTCATGTTAATTACTGGAGAACCAAGGCGTATAAACCCAACCCACTTCTTTGTATGTTTTTCCAAAACGGCCAATCTTAAACAGCGACCGGGAATACTTGTCATATTAGAGTGAGATGAAATCATATTGAGATAGATATCCCAATTTTCTTGTGGCAATTCTACAATCTCAAAATCCATATCATGTGGATGAATTGTAAAATCGGAAAATAAATCTTCTTCTGGTCCCATACCAGGCAGAACAAACGGTCTATCTGATAATGAGTTTAGTTTTTGGTCACGAATATAGTCATCAATGCGTTCAAATCGGTCAAAGTAATTAGAATAGGCTTGGGCACAATGAAGTGCTTGGTCTTTAGTTAGCTTCATACTTTAAAGTCATCAAATGATTTATTGAATTTGTTTTCTCTGTCACCAAATGTGTTGATTGGTTTGTCATCGTCATCATTACCAACATCAGCAAGACCAATCTGAGCAGATGATTCAGCATCATACAATCTCATTTTACCTCTATCGATACCAACGACAAAGCGTTTGTAATAGTTTGGGTCAGAATAACGATTCTTCAATTGTTTAATCATTATTTGACCAAGGTTATCAAGTTCTTCATTTGATATTAAGGCAAACATAAAGTCAGCGGTCGCTGGAAGACCAAATGATTCTGAGGTATCTTCAAGACCTGGATCCGAATTGGTAAAACCAGACCTTGTTGTTTGTGTTGCTGATACGATTGGAACATTTGCCTCGACTGCCAGGCCTCTTAACTCTTCAGCGATAGACTTGATGTATGAATAAGTATTTACATTTGAACCAGGTCTTACCCTTGCTGATGTGCATATGTTTAGATAATCAATAAAGATAATATCAGGTTTAAATGTTTTCTTTAATGCAAGTTCATTAATCAAAGACCTGAAATGTAAAGCTGAAGCAGCCGCAGTTGGATATTCTTTGATGATTAATTTGCCATGAGTTTTACTTCTAAGCATTTCAAACTTACGATTATAATCTTTTTTACTCATGGTGTGAAGCTCTGTCATAGATACATCAAGTAGATTAGCATCAATTCTTTCAGCAATCTTTTCTTCGGCCATTTCTAATGTGATATACAAAACATTATGGCCTTGTGATAAACAACCAGCCGCCATATGACACATAAACAAAGATTTACCAACACCGGTACCAGCAAGTGCGATGTTCAAAGTTTTAACTGGCAGACCGCCTTTGGTAATTTTGTTGAATAAGTCCAAATCAAAACGAATTCTGGATTCTACTTTATGATAAGAATCGAATCGTGTATCAGAATCTTCCGTGTAATCATGGCCAACATGACTATCAAATGAAACACCAAGAGCGTCAGACAATAATTTTGGTATCTCACCTTTTGTTTTGCCTTGTTGTTTGTTATCTAGGATTGATACAGAATCCATGATGGCGTTATAGATGGCTTTATCTTGGCAAAACTTTTCAGTTTCACCAATTAACCAGTTTGTGTCGGTTGGTTCATCTTTAGCCAGATGGATTTCTTTGAGTAATTCAATTGAATCACCAACTTGTGTTTCTGATAAATCTTTTTTCTCTGTAAAATTAATTACAAGAGCTTCATGTGTTGGTGGATTTTTGAACTTCTGAATGAAGTCAAAAATTTCTTGGAAAACTATCTTTTCAGTGTTGTCTGAAAAGTAATCTTGTTTTACAAACGGTAAAACCTTTCTAGTGTATTCTTCATTGTAAATGAGATTCTTTAAAATTGTTGATTCTAGTCTGTTCATCTTGTTTTTGTGCCATTATAATATCTGAAAGTATATCACCCATAATGGTAATAAACTTTTCATCTTTTGTCAAGTCATCTATATCATGTTCGCCAGGTTGTAATATAGTATAACCAAACTCTAATTTAGCACCCTCGCCTTGCTCAACAACTCTCGCTTTGTGATAGTGATATAAAACACCCTTATATTCCTCTATAAACAAACCAATCGCTGTTACAGGTGCATCTTCAAAAGTATAACCGTCAGGATTGACAAATTGCCAATCTATTCCTTCTTCATACTTAACTTTCTGTTGTTTCTTCGTCATCTTGTTCCATAATAGGCTGAGATGATAAATCAATCTCTCCCATAATGTTAGAGTAGGCAATTTCATATTTTTTCTTCACATAGTCTTGGAATTCAGGATTATCTAAAAGCGATTGCATAAATTGTTTTGTCTGTGTATCAGCCATTCTTACTTTATCGCCAAGCTCACCAGTCTTTTTATCAACCTTAGCATACCAACCTGGACTTGGTTTATGAACAAAACCACCTTCAAGTGCAATATCAATCAAACCAGAATATTTCTGTATGCCGCCTTCCCATGATACTGTAATAGGAATTTTAGATTTCTCTTTTACATATCTAGATTTTTCAACATTGATAATAAAGTTGTAACCTTTAATTTCTGTTCCATCTTTTTCTTGCTGGCGGCCAAGAATGTAGATATTGTCAGCAGAATAGTATGAACCTGTTCCACCACCAACGATATCTTTAGGGAACATTCCAATCTCTTTGTATGTATGATTTACTACAACCATTGGAATATCTTTTAGATTTAAATGAGGTGTAATCATTCTAAACAATGACTTAACTTGTTTTGCACGAGACATATCTGCCACTGATTTACCATCAAGAGCATCATCAACTTCTTTTTTGGATGCCAAATTACCAATTGAATCAATGACAACAATAAGCTTATCACCTCGTTCAATGCTTTCTAATTGAGCCATCACATCAAATTTGAGTTCTTCAATATTGGTCAATGGACTATGTAACACTCTTTCCATATCAATACCAAATGTCTCAAAGTATTTTACAGGAGTACCAAACTCTGAATCATAAAACAATAACACAGCATCTTTATATTTGTCCATGTATGATTTTGCCATCAATAAACTAAATGCTGTCTTAAAGTGCTTAGAAGGCCCAGCCCACATTGTTAGACCCGGCGTCAGGCCACCATCTAATCGACCAGATAGTGCAACATTGACCATTGGTATTGATGTTGTTACAATATCTTTTTCTGTAAAATATTTGGATTTGGAAAGAATAGAACTCTCTTTGATAGTTGAGTTCTTTTTAAGTTTTTCAAGTATGCTCATTTAGAATGACCTCATAAGTATGATTGTATTATTATACACCTAAATTGTGTTTTATGTCAAGCATAAAATGGTTATTTACCTCAATCATGGGTTTGATTTATGGTGGGGAACATCAAACACAAAAGTAATTCTTGTGCAGCCACCCACATTTTTTGTTCCGTGAGATAACTTATTATTGAACCACAGTAATGTGCCAGGTTCAACTCTATAAGTTTCTCCGCCAACGGTATAGTCGTATGTTCCTTGAATTGATAGGTGATATCTGTCTTTGGAAAGATAGTAAGTGCCTTCATCAATATGTTGTCCAACTTCTGCATCTTTTTCAATAGATATAAATCCACATCGGCAATGGTTATGAAAGTTTCTTTTTAGAAATCTAACAATTTCAGTGTGTCTTTCATAAGCGGGTGTCTTTATATTTATCTCTGAATCTCCAACAAATTCATCAGGTCGTTCTACACCACCAACTATCAATTGTAATACACCAGCTGAAAGATACATATAACCTCGGTCAAGTAATGATTCTTTTCCGTCAAGGTCTTTTTGTGATTCCCAATCATCTGGATATTGTTCAAGTTGTTTCATTATCTTTGAAACATTAATACCTGTTTTTATGACACGAATATTATCCAAAGAAATCCTCCAATGAATTTACTTTTTCAGTTTGCCAACCAACACAATCTAAAATAATTTTAAGTGGGTCAAGGAAAGATTTCTCAAACTGTAATTCATAATCAACAAATTCATTAATACGAAACTCTTTTGGTAAAGTGTTTGTAAATGAAATAACATCTGTTTTAAATATGTTTGGTTCTTTTAGATAGATAAACTTAATCTTTTCACCATCATTAATCTTTTGAAATCTTTTATTAAGTTTCATTTGTTCTATCATGTGATTGAAGACCAATGCACCTCGAACATGAATAGGTGTGCCTTTTGCCCATATTGTTTTACTGTTTGAATATTCTTTGAGACCATTCATTGACCTAGGGAAGGCAATATCTTCAACTCGAAGTGTTTTAAATTCTTGTCTGAATTCTTCAATATAATCTTGTAATTTACTTTCATCACCAGATAATAATATCTTAAGTGATTCTTTAATCTTTTCTCTACAAGCAGCTGGTGTTGAAGATTTAATTGCTTCAAGACCTTGAATCTTCATTTGTGGTTCTGTAAATTGAACACCTTCTGAATTATGAACATTGAGAATATATCTTTTCTTGGCAGTCCAAACTGCTTTGTCAGCCAAGACTTCTCGCTTCATAGTCATCTTTTGACCATATGCGTTAATATATTGTGCAAGGTCAGAATAACTTTTATCAATAAAAGGTTGAATCTTTTCTTCACAAAATTTATCCATGATTTCGATGGCTTTTGTGTTATCAATTTGTTTGCCTTCGTAAATTTTAGATATAAACGGTTCAAGGTTGAGATAAACCGAATCAGTATCCGATGCCAGAACATAGTCCATTCCTTGTGTCTGTAATATTTTATTTAAGAATTCATTTAGTCTTTTTTCAATCCAACGGATTGATAATTGACCAGCAAGTGTGATGCCTTCTGCCTGTCTTATGTCAAAGAAACGGAAGTATTCAGAGCCTAATGCACCGTAAGCTGAGTTTAAACATTCTTTTTTAGTTAATTGTAGATTAGCATAACGAGAAACCAAAGCGCCATAGTCCGCTTTCTCTTGCGGTGTTTTAGCATTTTCATAATCTTGTTTTGCCTTTAACATAGCTGTCTTATACTTCGTTCTATCATTATACATTTTTTCCAAGACTTCTGGTAGAAAACCTTGTTTGTCTTTTCTAAAGAACTGGCCATTTGGTGTCAGTGTATAATCTTTTACTTTTGATAAGTCAATTTCTTTTCGTAAAAGTTTTTCGATTGATATATTAGATGAGATAACATCTCGCATATCTTGTGTATAGTCTTCAGGATTGACAATTGTTTCTGGCGAAATGTTGTATTGCATCATCAAATGTGGATACAGTGAGTTCAAGTCAAACGATGCCACCCAATCAAACATACCGATTTGTGGGTCTTTTACATATGCACCTTCATAAGCAGAACTTTTTCGATTGCCACTTTTTGGTGGTATTGCAATCTTTTTCTTATACAAATAATCGTGTGTGATAGCGTCCCACATTCTTACTTGAGTGAATATGTCATCATAATTTACCTTAGCATCATAAGCAATTGTAAGTGCCATTTCAATCAGTCGGCCTTTTTCATTAAGTTTTTCAACAAGTTCAACATCTCGTATGTTATACTCAATGAATAACTGATAGTTCTTTTTATATAAGTCAAACAGACCTTCATATTCATCATATGCTATCTTTTTACCAACACCTTCTGCTTGTGCAACAGTGTCTAAACGATAGTTTTCTTGGTTTCTGTTTGGTGAAAACCGTCTAAACAATCTCATATAGTCTAGTGTGGCTACACCAGCAATTGTGCCAGTAACCATTGTTCGACCATAGAAAGTATCTTCTCTTGTTGATACTAGATTCCATGGTGATAATTTTTTCATCATGTCTTCACCAGCAATCTTGGTAAAACGATTGATGATATAAGGTATATCAAAACCATAAACATTCCAACCGGTGATTCCGTCTGGATAGTTTTTCTGCCAGAGAAACATAAATGCCTTAATCAAACTATATTCATCAGGACATTTTGTATAACTTACATCGTCACGGTGTTTTTGATAATCGCCTGTGCCAAAGACATAATAAGTTGGTTGATTTGAAAATTTGATTGTAATGGCTGTGATGGGTTCTGATGCTGTTTTAGGTTCAGGAAAACCATTCTCTGAACCAACTTCAATATCAATGTTAGCGATACAAAGGTCTGAATAATTCCAATCTATAATTTCTTCTGGATTATTTTGTGAGATAAAAGGATATTCAAATCTATCGTTGCCGTAGATTTTGAAGTTATTGACATCTTTATATTTTTTTATAAAGTCACGAGCTTCACGAATAGAACCAAACTTCATAGGTTCTACTGGCTCGTTATGTAATGATTTCCATTCTGATTTCTTATTTGATGGAACAAATAGTGTTGGAGAGTAATTTATTTTTTCTCTATGTCTTACTCCGTTTTTAACACCTCGGTAATATATGTTGTTTCCATAAACAAGAACATTAGTAAAGTAATTTCGCATTAAGTCGCTTTTCTAATTGCTTGTAGTTCTTCTGGTGTAGCCATTTGAATGCCTGAACCAAATATCTTACTGTATTGATTCACAACATCTTTGATTGGTGTGGTGATACACAAAACATTATCCATATCAAATTCAATACCCGTTTTAAACTCTTCACTAAATTCTAAAAACGGTGCAAAACCCATCATCGCTTGACCGTCTTTGCCCATTTGTGAATATATCTGAACGGGTTTTTTGATTTTAACTTTGTTTTCTTTTGTGCAATCAACTTGGCCAATGATTGACTGGTTTGTTTTAAATGTAATTATTAAAGTATCCATATGTGTCCATTATAATATATTTAATCTTTATTTGAGGTAATCTTTTCAAGTTGACTTTGATATGTCCTATTTCTTAATTCGGTTGAACTAAATCGGTGAGAACGGCCATTGAATACTATATCAATGTTTCTTTCTACACAAATATTTTTACCCGTAAATTCTTTGTCTCTGTATTCCTCACCAATAATACGAACATTGAGTGGTAAGAACATAAGTAAATCTTCTAAATCTTTTTCCGTTTCATAGACGATAATTTCATCAACATATTTTACGGCAGATAGTTGAACATAGCGCTCAACAATAGATTGAATTGGTTTGCTTTTTAAATCCGGCCTGTCAATAGATGGATTAGTTTGTAAACCACATATGAGATAATCACAATATTGTTTTGCTTCTTCGAGCATCAAAATGTGGCCTGCATGAAGTAAGTCAAATGTAGAGCAGGTAAATCCAACTCCGTTTTTTGGTCTTGTCATCATATAGTAAACTCCAAAAAATAAAGGGAACCGAAGTTCCCTCTATTACTTTTTTTCTTAACAGAAAATGATTACTTGTTCATTACATACATTGTAACTTCGAAGCCAAAACGCATTTCTGTTGCAGCTGGTTTAGTCCACATAGTGTTTCTCCTTGATTAGGTTTTAAAATCTAATCAGCTCAGCAGAGAGTATTTCTACAAAGTCTGCCTTGAGATTCATCAAATAACATAATTTATTTGACGCTACTATATTATACCAAAACTCAGCTAAAAGCAATAGAGAAAATCATTAATTAAAACTAATTAACTGTTTTTTTAGACTTTTTTGTTTCTTTAGTGTCTTCTTCGGTTGTAGCTGTTTGTTCAGCTTCTTGTTGCATAGCAGCAAATTGTGGTTCAGCTTGTTCTTTAATTTTACGAATTAGGTTAAAAACCTCATCAAAGGGGTGTTTACCTAGTGATCTAAGAACGGTGTTAATTTCCTGCACTTCAAGTTCTAATTTTAAAGCCATAGTTATTTTCCTTATTTAATTAAACCAGTTTTATAAACAGTTCTGCCATCTTCTTTCATAGCAGTTAAAGCAAGTTTTCGGTTATCACCGTTTGCTTTATATGAAACATGAACCCAACCAGAATCAGGAATACCCGGTGTATAAAATTCTAAAATGACTTGGTCGAATTCTGTATTTTTTACAATCCATTCTGCCACTTCGGCATTTGGAACTCCCGGCACCTCAATATCAACCGCTTCACCATAACAATGTTGGCTAGTTGGTGTTCCGCCAACAGCTTCATTAAGTTTAGGTCCTCTATAACCAGAATTGATAACTGTTGGACCAAATCGGTCTCTTACAGGTTGAACAACATTTTCAAACAAAGCTTTAGCTGCCGTTAGATGTTGGTCATTTGGAGTGTTATCAATATCCAAACGAAGAGCTGTTTGGCTCTTTGTATATTCTGCTAATGTAAAATTTTTTGATAAGTTCATAATCTTTTTCCTATAAAATAAAGGGGTGATTTCTCACCCCGTTATATTTATTTCTGATTAATAAAGCTATACATCTTCTCAGCTGTTTGAAGAACCATGTCGAGACCTGGATACTGAGGCATATCAACTTTAGTTACAACCTCACCAGTTGTTGCATCTTTTTTGGTTGTTAATTCCCAACCAGCGAATTTTGTATGGTATTCATCCAAAACCAATTCTTTAGCCATTGCTAAAACATCAGTGCGGATTTCGTAACCTGTTTTGTTGAATTTTACTTCTGGTAATTTTGGTGTTTCAAATTTAGACATAATTTTCTCCTTGTGTGTCTGTGTTTGTGTGTAAAAAAGATGGGAGTAGTTATACCCCCACCTTTCATTTAGTTTCTTTCAAAAGCTCTTGCTTGTGTAGTTTAAGTTCTTTACCAATTTCAATTTTACGAGGTTTTTTATTTTCAGGAATTACATTCTCTAAACCAATTCGTAAAATACCATCTTTATATTCGGCACCATGAACTTCTACTGTGTCAGCAATTTTCAATGTCTTTGTGAAAGCTCTGAGACCAATGCCTTTGTGTAGATATGTGATATCTGCCAAATCAGCATTTTTCTCATCTTTGTTGCCCTTTACAATTAAATGTCCGTCATCAACAGTAATGTCAATTTCATCTTTTGAATAACCAGCAACCGCTAGTTCAACGACATAATGATAGTCATCAACTTTAACGATATTGTGTGGTGGAAAAGAGTGATTTGTTTTTTCTGTTGTAGCTTCTAACATTCTCTCAACTTCATTAAATAAATTTTCAAACCCAAGTGTTGAGTGATATAAAGGTGTAAATGAAAAGCGATTTGCTAATGTCATGTTATATTCTCCTTATTAAGCAAGATTAAAAAAGCGAGACCCTAGTTAGGCATCTCGCTTATATTTATAACATATTTGGTCTAAAAATGAGGCAATTAATGTTGTTCGCCTGGTTTTTTTCCAATATTATATTTTGCAATTAAATCCCAATCGTCTTTTTCTTTGAACGATATGATTTTAATTTGATGTAAAGGTGCTACATTGTCCTCAAGTAATTTTGGGTTCATAATTTTAATCAGACCCCATTCTTCTAACAACTTAGCTATTGCGTTTCTTCTTTGAATGTCATTCTCGGATATATTTGATGGTTTGCCGTCAAGAGCAAACAGTTCTTTAAAATGAACGATATAATACTTGCCTTGCTTATGTAAAATGTGGCAAGACTGATAAAGAACTTTTTCTTTGCGTGAAGAGACCCCAATTCGGGTTAAAGTCTCTCTCACTTTTAGAAAGTCATCTTGGTGTTTGAGTGTGACTTCTATAAAATTGTTTAAATCTACCATTTTATTTTTTCTTTCCTAAACCGCCAGTGTTAGCCATTTGTTTTAATTCTTCTATCTGTTGTTGTGTGAGTATAGACAGGACTTCTTTGGCTTTTTGGTCGGAGATATGATACACTTGCTTTATACATTCTATATCATCACTCTTTACAGTCTTAACCCACTTAGCAAATGGTCTTTTATTTTTTCTTACTATATTTAGTAAAAAATCATTTTGTAACTTGTTATCCAAGTGATGGTGTTGATTCATTTCATTAGCATAAAAGATACAATCACGGTGATAAGATAATGAACGGTTTGTGAGAAATGGCTTGTATTCTTTTTCAGTTAGTTCATCAACAATAAGTTGTTTGTTACCTGAAAGAATCTCTTTTACATAATCAAAAGGGCTACTCATTACTTGAACTCACAATTTGCCATGAGTTCGGTCAAACAAGCCACTAGATTAATTTCACCATCAGCAACAAAAGCATTTTTGTATTGATAGTCAGCAATAATTAAAACAGCTTGTGGTATTGATTTTGGTTTCATCGTTTCATACAAGGCATCATATAGTTGCCTAAAGAAAGTATTTGAATCAATATCATTAACACCAACCCATTTACGAATAGCACCAAAGTCTTTTGCTTTGATATGTTTAATAATATCATCAAGTTTAGCATCACCAATCTGAGCAAGAATGCCAGTATCAATTTTACCAAATTGAGAGTATCTTTGTAGTTCATTGATTACTCTTCTGAAATCTGGAAAATGTTTTGTAATCAGATTAGCAATTACTGGTTTTTCAAACTCAACCTTTTCAATATTCAAAACATATTCAATTCTTTGCATGAATTGTTTTGCCATTTCAGCCTTTTCATTATTCTTCAATGCAAAATCAACAACCGCACATCGACTATGTAAAGGTTCGATAATACGATTCTTATAATTACAAGTAAAAATAAATGAACAATTACCAGCAAACTCTTCAATTGCATTACGAAGAGCTGGTTGAGTTGAGTTTGGATTTAGATAATCTGCCTCATCAATGATAATAACTTTTCTGCCACCGGCAAGTGACATAGATGAAGCATAGTTTTTGATTTTGGTTCTGAAAGTATCAATGCCACTTTCATCTGAACCATTGATAACTAGATAATCACAACCAATCTCTTCACACATAGCTTTTGCAACGGTGGTTTTACCAACGCCTGCGCCGCCAGATAAAAGGAGATTAGGGATATTCTTTTGATTGACATATTCTTGAAATGGTTTTTGTAACCTTTCAGGTAATATACAATCAACAATCTTTTTAGGTCGGTATTTCTCCGTCCATAATAAATGTTCCATTCACACACCTCATAATATAATAATAAAAATTAAGCACCAAATTTAGAACCTTGTTCAGTTGTAACCCAATATTGTAAGTCGGCGTCTTTGTTTTTAAAATGTGAGATACCTTTTGATGAGATATTCACACTATAATTACCTGGTAAAATCTTTGATAGATTTTCTGTTTTGAAAATCATTTTATAAACTTTACCATCACCGTCACCAAGTTCGAGTGTGTTTGTATGAGCAGAATCATTTGCTGTATCTAATGTAGCAAGATTAACTTTTTTACCATCAGATTCAACAGCAATTTGTGGAGAAGAAAGAACAGAAGCTGTTCTCATAATATCATCAAAGTCATCTTCTGATAATGAGATTGAGATTTCAGGATCAGGCATTGCTAATTCTTTTTCAGGAGGTGTAACAATCATTGTTGGCTCACAAAAACGATACTTTGTTTTAGAACGACCTTTGTTGCCAACAATCACAACATTCTTATCTTCAAATTCAAATGTTGGATCAGCACTCAATGAGATTACTGATAAAAAGTTATTTAAATCATAAACACCAAATTCGGCAGGAACTTCTTCATTAATATTTGCTTGTGCAAGAATATTTTTATGAGAAGAAACCGTCTTTAGTGTTTTACCTTTCTTAAAGAAGATGCCTTGGTTGATAGCACCAAAGTTCTTTAAGATTGATATAGTTTGTGTAGATAATTTCATAATGTATTTTCCTTCGTCAAGTCATGATTGTGTAACGCTATAATACCATAGTGTAACACTTTTAAAAGGTCTTTGCGGTTATAACCATCTTTTTTGCCGTATCTTTGGGCATATTTCATGATATTACCAATACAAAAACCGTCACCGTGGCCACTGTCGAGAATAAATTCAGTTGCCTGAAACTTATTTTTGGAATAATGCTCACCATAAGTTTCATCGATATACTTTTTTAATTCTTTAAGTAACCTATCTTCACTATATTTGTAGTTTATCATAATTTACCTGTGTATTTTGCCACAGCAGGCATATCACCAGCAAATGCGTAAGTACCAATATGTTGGTTTTTCATCCAAGGACACATCCAAATTTCACCACCAATCTTACGCCACATTTGGCAGAACATATAATCTTCTGAAAGATATCTATCTGAACCACCACCAGTAGGACTATCTTTAGAATCAATTACTGTATCAAAGTAAGCGTGAATATATCTTGAACCGTCAAAGTTTGCTTGGCCTATATGGTCTGGTTTGTATTGAATTTTTGGATATGCTTTTGCAATCTTATCAAACACTTCTCTTTTCACCATCATATGACCAGTACCAATTTCTAACACCTCAATTGGTTCAGTTACTTGAAATTGTTTTGTGCCTTTTACAACATTAAAAACATATTCACCAACTAAACTTGGTAATTCTTTTGCATCCATATTTGGATGTTTTCTTGCAGCTTCAGCAATATTTCTCCAATTAATTGATTTTTTAGGGTAAGGGCCACCAATTACATCTTTATCCAATGCTAAAAGAGCTAATATGTCTTGTGGATTAAAATGAATATCAGAATCGATAAACATTAAATGTGTATATCCCGACCTTAAAAATTCATCAACAAGGTAATTTCTTGCTCGAGTAATTAATGATTCATTAAAAAGAAATGAGAATTTGGTTTCAATACCATATTTTGATAATATGGTTTGGGTATCTAAAGCCGCCTTTGCGTAAAGACCGTAACATTGGCCGCCATACATTGGCGTAGCAATAAACAGTTTATGTTTCTTCAACTCATCAACATTGATTTTTATTTCCATAATATAATTCCATAATTAAAAAAAAGAGTGGCATAATTATATATGCCACCCTCTTTTAGATTAAGCATTAGTTTTAGGCAAATGCTTTCTCACCTTGTTGGCGTAGGTACTCAACACCAGCCGCAACGACTTTGCGAGATGGTGTGCCCAAACGATAGAAATTAACTTTTTTACCATTAACTTTTTTAGAGTTCATGTAAATAGCGTGACCTTCTTTGCGAAGTTCATCGATACGAGCAGCAACATTCTTGATACCGAACATTGATTGAGCTTTAGCAACTGTTAATGTATTATAGCCAGATGTTTTCGAAAGATAGCCTAGCATTTTATACTTAGCTGCATTTGATACTTTAGTCATTAGTATGTCTCCATAATGTAATGTCGCAGGTAAAAAACATTCTGGTGTTGCGACCTTCACCAGAATGTTATTATTATATCAAATTTAATTTAAAATTGAGGCAAAGTTAAAAAGGATTTCCGTCAGATTCAATCTCATCTGTTTCGGGTTCCTCTTCAACTTCAGGTTCTTCAACTTTGAGAATATCATCTACTGAAGCACCAGCATCAACTTTTGAATACAAGTCAATGAATGAGAATTTGGTTTCATCATCAAACCTGTTTAAGCAGTATGATAATGCTTTAGTTTTATCACCAAAGATACTGAATGTTTCAACAATTTGAACCAATCTTCTGGTTGAAACAACCTCATCACAACCACCTTCATTGAAAGTTTTTCTGATGGCGTCTGCCCATGTTACAAGTTTATCAGAAAAATCTTCATCAGTAAGACCCGCTTTGGCTAGTTCACCATTGATAATTTTTTTCTCAACAGCGGCGGGTGGCCAATCTTGTTCGTAAGTGTTTCTGAACCTTTCAAGGAATGCTTCGTTCAGAACATTTGTGAAAATATAACGGCCGTCCTCAGAACCTTTGCCTTTTGTGTTAGCTGTGGCAAAAATAGTGAAACCCGGAGATGGGGTAACCATTTCGCCTTTTTTCTTCAGCATAAATGGTTTGCCTTCTAACACACGCTGAAGACAACTTAGGTTCTGAGCGCCGTAATCAATTTCGTCAATACATAATACCGCACCTTCACGAGCGGCAGTTGTTACAGGACCATCTCTCCACTCCATCTGACCGTCTATGAGAACATAGTTACCAAGCAAATCTGCTTCATCGGTTTCTGGTGTCATGGACACAATAACAAATTTTCGTTTTAATTTTGCACAAGCCTGTTCGATAGACATTGTTTTACCGTTGCCTGACTGACCTGAAACAAAAACAGGAAAGAATTTACCAGACTTGATAATGGCAACAATATCACTGAAATTACCAAACGGTACATAATTATCATAAACAGCAGGAACCAAATCAGTCATCGATAATTCAGTAGTCACATTAGCGATACGATTGCCTGAAGTTTTAATGGTTACATTTGGCATTGGAACAACTTTGTTAATTATAGGTTTCACTGAAACTGCTGGTTGTAAAGCAATTGCAACATCAGTTGGAACCTTGTAAAGTCCTCGTGATAATTTGTTGTCGGACTTTTTGGTAAACCAACCAAAACTTTTCAAACCGACTTCTTTACCAATTTTATTGATTTCGGTTCGAGTGAGTGAAACTTTACCAGTTTCTTTTAACTTTTCTAAAAAAAGTTTTCTATCGTTTTTCAAATTAGACATGATATAATCTCCTTTATTTCACTATCTTATGTGGCCATTATAACACAACTGGACCAAAAGTCAAGCCCCTAAGCAGCAATTTTTTCAATAAATTTACTGACCAGAACCCTATTTACTTGCTTACTTTTATTTACTTTCATAAATGCTGTTTTTAATTTACTTGCAGTAATTTTACCATTTACTTCAATCTCGGGGTCTTTTACTTTGAGTGATTTACCACCAAGAATTAAATAAAAGTCATTGAAGCCTTTTTTATTACCAATAAGCATTTTATCTTTTCTGAATTTTTTAACAGCTTCTTTTATTTCATTCCAATCATATCTGTAACCGTCTGTATGGTCCAGATATTCTCTATCAACAGCAGATTTAACATCTCTTGAGCTAGAACCATCTACAATGTAAAAACCAATTACTTTTGAACCGGTATATTTTTTATACCATTGAACGGTTGTATTAAAAATGAAATCATAAGAATCATATTCATCACCAAGTTTTGATTGAAATTGAATTCTATTATCTCTAACAATAATATTTTCTTCATTTTGTAACCAGTGTTTGTGATACCATCTCTCTTCGTTTGAAGAACTGAACGGGTCAAGACCATAATATTGATATTGTCTTACTCCGTCAGCATCACCATCATGCACAACCACCAGATTAACAAGGTCAAGATTTTTAGATTTTTTAAAACCTTTTGTATAATCACCTAAACAATAAATTGCCTGGCTGAGTGGCGTGTTTGTAAGTTTTTCATTATTTGGAACATTAGGATAAGTTCTGTAATTTTCAAAAGAATTTCTCCAATCACTTCTATGTTCCCAAGCTTTCATTAACAACACCATATTCTTGGCAGCTTTTGTATATTCAACATTATTCATATCAGAATTGATGTATTCTCTTAATTGAACTATATCCCAAGCAATCGTGTTTGTTTTTTTCTCAAAAATTTCTGGTTTGATATCTTCTTCAATATCTCTATCATATTGCCACACGCTTCTGTCATTACTGAATGTCATCACGGTAAATGGAATATTTACTTTACGGCAGAAACCAGCAAGAACTAAAATCTGCTCAATTGAACCTGCTAGATTTGAATACATTGAACCAGAATAGTCAAGTAACAATATAAGTCCGTGTGATTTACCTTTTGGAACAATCATCGCTTTTCTGAAAATGTTATCATCAAATTTATAACTAGCAAGTTTATTGATATCTAATTCACCAGTGCTTGATACTTTTCTTTTTGCAAATACTTTTGCCGCTTTTTTCATTTCAAATTCTTTAGCAAGAAGCGAAATGTATTTGTCATTTTTCTTTTTGAATTCATTATAAAACTTATCAATGTTTTCTCTTGGAAACCAATCATCTGATATTTGTTTTTCAAAATCTTTTGTTAAAAGCTCTTGAACTCGTTTAGCTGGTGTAATAACATCTTTATAATTTTTAACTTTTGGAAATTCAAGGTAACGATAAGGCTTACATTGTTCATCAACTAATCTACCTTCGTTATCTCTGTAATTCTCATCTGTTTGGCAAGACGGTGTGAATTCTTGGTCAAATTCAGAAGCATTATCTTCTTTAACTCTATTGATAACTTGTTGTTTGGATTCAAACCAGGGGGTGTCTTCTTCACCATCATCATTATTCCCACTAGAAGCTTGACTATCGTCTTCAACTTCTTTTTTATCTTCTGCTTCAGGTTCGATTGTGTTTTCATTATCTTCACTATCAAATTCATCACCATCTTCGAGTTCTTCATCATCACCTAAATTGATATCAAATGAAAGTTCGTCTTCATAATCTAATTGTTCGTCTTTAGAATAATCATAAATTTCTTTTGTAACAGCAACAACATCGTCCCAACTTTCTGCAGCTTTTACTTTTTCTAAAAGTTTAGTTTCATATTCATTGAAATCAACAGGCAGAACATATTGAGATTTTGTGAAAAGATTTAATCTATCGATAAAAGGAAAACTATTGATATCTCTTTTACCAATACCAAAGAAGTCTTTTTTCATTAAGTCAGCATATGCTTTTTTGAATGATTGTTTAAGACCTGGATATTTTCTTTGAACACGCTTTTCAATTCTAGCGTCTTCAACCACATTTAAAAAGTTTTTGTAGTTTTTACCTTTAGCTTTATCAACAACAGCATCATGCCATCCTTCTTCAGGCGTAAAGAGTGCGTGACCAACTTCGTGACCACATAATAAGTCATATGTATAACCAGTCATATCAGTCCAGATTGGAAGATATAACACACGATTTTTTACATCAAATTTTGCTGTTGAGATTTTTTGGTGTTCGATTTGAATATTCTCGTTTGCCATCAGTTTGGCAAGTTGAGATTTGAACTCTTTTAGATTTGTATCTGCCATTTTTTCTCTCTTTTTCACTATCATATGGATAGGATACATCAAAAAAGGCCTTTTGTCAAGGCCTTTTTAGCATTTTTTAGGAGAGTAAAATGAAATTTGGAGCGGGGTGTTGGACTTACACCAACTAACTAGATGGGGAACCTAGTTCGATTAACTCCCCCCGCATTTTCAGTAACCATTATACACAGATTTTTATAAAAGTCAAGCATTATTTTTATTATTACCGACCAACCTGTGTTAGATATTTTTCTTTAGTTTCGTCCCAAGACAAGGTAATCAAGTCATCATAGAATAAAGTCTCATTGGACACTCTTCCTTGTTCTTTCAGATTGGTTATCCTCTTGGTTGCATACTTCTCTTTCCATATATTTACAAGAGCTTCAGTTGATGTGTCAAACGATTTGACCAATTTGTCTTCTGTTATATCACCACGGAGAAACTCTGCTGTGTTATCATATAAAGGTGAGAAGTAAATACCTCTAGCGTGTTCTGAACGAATCAGTGTCTTATCTAATTTCATTTGAGAATAGGCAAACTGTAAAGACCTGTTTTTATGGTCTCGTTTATGTGGCTGACCACTTGGTTTCTTTGCAACATACCAATCAAAATATTTTCTTGTATGGTTTTTCTTTAACCAATGATTAATTCGATATCTTGTTTTTCTTGTTGGTTCAAATGCAACCGAACCAGCTGTAAAACCCATTTTCTTCCAATGTGATAGTCTATCGTATTGTGATAGACCTCCTGTCTTTGTCTTACCGTAGAGCGATGTGGTGGTTACACCAACAAGTTTGTCGCCATATAACTCCTGCCATAATTGTTGTATCTTATCGTCTAAACATAATAAGGCTAACAATTTACCACCTGTGTAATTATAACCTAAAGGTTGGAGAGGAACAATCGTGGATCCAATTGCTGTGTGGTTAATCATTGATCCTTGCGTTTTAAGTTCTCTACTCCAACCAATAAAGTTATCTCTTGGTGTTAAGTCTAAAAAGTCTGAGGAAATACAAATAACACCAAGATACTGTTTGGTCGGTTTATCTCTTACCACAAAATTAAGATTACGACCAATATTAGAATTGTTTTTCATTGTTGATGAGAATGTTCGTATTACATTCCAGAGTTCAGGTAAATCATCTTGCTTGTTCGCATAAATGAGTTCTGGTTCCAATTTCATGTAAGTATCTACATCAGCTGGATTCCAAATATTAGTTTTGACTTCTTGTATGGCACGGCGTTGTTTCTCATCTTCTAATACTTTAGTTTCGCCTTCCCATAAATCATTGACGGTCACAAATGGATATTTTTCTTGCACCTCACACCATTTCTGATAGAGTGTGTATTCTTTTACATCCATTTGAGAAACAAATTCTAGGTCTTTAATGGTCTCTTGCTTAACTTCTTCAAAATCAATTTCAGGCATTTTAGCCACAGGATTAGCATCTGACCATTTTTGCCATTGTGTTTCTACATCATCTTTTGGGTCCCAAGCGTAACTCATCGTTTTTTCTGTCTCTGTATTTTTTTAATCATCTTTTGTCGTTTTTGTTCAGCCATTTTTAATGAAACTGGACCAACATGGCTTGTAAATTTAACTCCGTTCATATGGTCGAGTTCGTGTAGAAAACATCTTGCTACCAAATCGGTGAGTGTTTCATTATGCACCTTACCCGATTCATCTGCAAATTCTACATCAATGCTTAATGGTCTTTCTATTTTAAGATATAAACCGGGAAAAGAGAGGCAACCTTCACCACTTTTTTCCACTTCTGCCGATTCTTTAATAACTTTTGGATTGATACAAACGAGTTGTTTGTCTTCGGTGCCAATAATAAAAACCCTTGCACGAACATTACACTGATTAGCTGACAGGCCAATGCCACCAAACTGTTTCATTGTCATTTTAAGTTGTTTGACAAGATTTGACATAGATTGATTTGGCAATTGTTTTGTATCATAATGGGGCATCACTTCTGATAACATTGGTAAAGTATCAGCATATAATGGTAACGGTTCAAGCTTGACTTCTTTTTCTGGTAATTTTACAGAATCTTCCGTGTTTATAACTAAAATATTATCTTCACTCATTGTATTATCCTAGAAAAGTTTTTAATCTTATCAAACTTAATTACTGATTCAAATTTATCTTGTAGTATATCACCTTTGTGTGATATCACAAAAATATTTACATCATCTAATGAATGTAAAATCTTAATTAATTCATCTACACCAGTAGCATCTAATGATGAATCAAAGGTCTCATCCAATATTAGTAGATTCGTGTTGGTTGAGTTTTTCAATCTAGCAACAGCTCGCCATGTGAGCATCAATGCCATATCAATTCTTTGTTTCTCGCCTTGTGAAAAGTTATTATAACTAAATTCATCTCTAAATCTGGACTTAATGGTCTCTTTAAAGGTTTCATCTAAATTAAAATTAACAAAAAAATCCAATTTGCCAAGATAACTATTGACCAAACGATTAATCACAGGCAAATATTGTTTAATAATTTTTGTTTTGATACCTGTATCTTTTAATAAAGCACCAGCAACTTCATAATATGTTTTTTCTTCAAGCAGTTCTTTAAACTCTTTTTCTTTTTGGTCTATTTCAACTTTAAGCTCTTTTAGTTTTTGTTCTTCTGTATCAGATATTGTTTTATTGGTTTGAAGTTGTTCAATATCTTTTTTAATTCTATCAATGTATCTGTTTATCTCGGTAATTGATGTATTGTTTGTAGCAATCTTTATTTGTAATTCTTGTATCTTCTTTTGTTTTTCTGATATATCATTGAGTTTAGCTTGTTCTTCATTTATCATCTCATCAAGTTGAGATAGTCCGTGGCCACATTCTTCTATTTTTTCTCTTAAGCTTTTAACTTCACCGTCTTTAAATGCCTGTTCAATATGTTGTCGGCAAGTTGGACAGTTATCATTATGCTCAAAGAAATCTACATCACCTTTATACTTTGTGAGATTGGTTTCAATTTGTGCTTCTAGTTGATTGAATTTTTTTACTCGCTTTTCTGATTCAATTCTTCCATCAACATCTTTTTGAAGCGTAGATACTTGAGATCCAATTGTCTCAATTTCTTCAGTGAGATTTGATATATTAGTTTTGTTGGTAGAAATATCTGTTTCATGTTCTTGTATCTTTTCATCGTTGTTTTGTTTTAAGTCTTGAAGCCTTTTTTCTTCAAAGTCATATTGTTGTTGTGTTAGTTGAATGTTGTGTCTTTTGTCATTCAACATATCTTTATTGCTAATGAGTTTGTCTTTGGTCAGTTTATTCATTACTGAGAATATTTGAATATCTAATAAGTCTTCAATAATATCTCGCCTATCTCTATTTGATAGTTGCATAAATGGAGTAAATGAAGCTGAACCAAGAACCACAATTTGTGTAAAAGATTTGTAGTTCATCTTAAGAACAAACTTTTCTAATTGCTCTTGATAGTCTTTAACAGTTGCATCTTGGTCTAACAGTTCATCATCGACATATATTTCAAACTTGTTCGGTTTAATACCACGAATAACCTTATAAGCTTTATTGTTGGTATCAAATTCAACTTCGACCTCAAGATTCTTGCCATTGATTGAGTTAATTAGATTAGCTTTTTGAATTGAACGAAACGGTTTGCCAAACAAACCAAAACACAAAGCATCAAGCAGTGTTGATTTGCCTGAACCATTAGAACCAACAATCAAAGATTGATTGGTCTTGTCTAATTCAATTTCAGAAAAATGGTTGCCAGTTGAAAGTAGATTCTTCCAACGGACCTTGCGAAATAATATCAATCAGTTTCTTCCGTATGTAATGCTTCAACATATAACTCTCGCATTAATGTTTTTAACTTTTCAGGCTCAACATTGAGAGTTAGTCCATCAATATATTTGGATAATATAGTCATTGTATCTTCTGCTTGATTTACAATATCATTATCATCAGCAATTATATCGTCATTATAATCTTCAACAATTGCAACATCAGCTGCACCTATCTTATATAAATTATCAGTTAGATAATCAAATAAAAATGGATTTTGTTTATTCAATACAACCACTTTCACATAGTTGTCTTTGTATTGTTCAAAATCTATCTTTTGAAAGTCTTCTAATGATTTTCCATTATCATCATAATTTATTTTATGAAATATCTCATAAGGATTTTTTATAAATTCAAGTTCTCTTGTTTCGGTATCAAAAATATGAAAACCTCTTTGGTCTTTATAATCAGCCCATGTCATTTGTGTTGGAGTGCCAACATAAAAAACATGGCCATCATCAGACTTATGATGAAAATGGCCAGTTAAGACGATATCATACTTGTTTAAAACAGTTTTGTCAATACCTGTATATGAAACATTGCCTTTGTCCATTTCAAAACCTTGTATCTCAAAATGACCAAAACAAATTTGTGACCGGCTGTTTTTAATCTTTTCTAATATTTCTTCTTCGTTTTCATCACACAACCAAGGAACAACATCAACAGAAACGCCATCAAAATCTACGGTTGTAAATTTATCATAGATAGTAAAATCTTTATATTCATTAAGTAATAGTTGAGAAGAATTAACTTTGAGTGTATTGCGATAGGTAATATCATGGTTACCCAACATTGAGTAAAACTTGATATTGTTTTTTTCTACTTCGTCAAAAAAATAATTGCGACACTGGTAAAGGCTATTAAAGTTAATAAACTTCCGCCTATCAAACAAATCACCCATTTGAAATATTTGAGTAATGTTGTTTTCTTTAAGATATGGGAAAAGAATGTTCTCATAGAATTTTCTTATATAGTTATGGAAGATAATACTATCACCACGCATACCGAAATGCGTATCACCAAGAATACATAATTTCATATTATAATTGTTTTGTTAGTTTTTCTATTTGGTCTTTAAGTTGAAGTTTTTGTAATTTCATTTTAGTTAAGCTTGTATCTGATAGGTAGTTTGTATATCCTTTTTTAATCTGTTCATCTAATTCACGGTGTTTTGTTTTTAAAGATTCGAGATGGTCTGCTATCACTAAAATTCTCCTTTATAAACGGGTATATCATTACATTTTGTTGAATAGTTTGGATCTTTAGTATCACACTTGTTAAAAAATCCTGCACATGAACTAATCATAACACAAAACAATAATAAGAGAGGCAATTTTTTATTCACCAACAAACTTATCAACTCCTTTTACCTTTGCTTCTTTTTTCTTTTTCTTTGTCTCTTCAAAGTTTTGAATAAACTCGGAAATATTATCATACAATTCAAACTGTCTTGTGTTGCCATCAGCATCTTCAAGTAATTCAAATTCATCTAAAATACCAATTTGTTCTGTAGCTTTATACTTCACATATAACTGTTTTTTCTCTCGTGTGATTCTACGAAGAAAAGCATAGTAAATAATTTGTGTGAAGTAAGCAAATGGATTTTTAGATTTATCTGGATTAAAATTACGGAAATACATCATACAGTTTTCAATACCATCAGCAATCATTTCATCTCTAAATGAATATGATGCAAAGTTTGGTTTGCGTGATAAGTGTTCTGCAATTTTTAGAAAACATTCACCGACATAATTAGGTATTTGTGGTTGAGGCTTATTCTTTTTATCAGCTTCTTCACATTTACTTTTATATTCAATTAATGCTTTTAAAAAATCCCCATTATTAACATAGTGTTTTTCTTTTGCCATAATATACCTTCTTTCATGTTTGCCTGGTTTAGGCCTTGACAAATTTGTTTTTTGTCATTATAATCCTTATGTCGCCAGATGAGGCTGGATCCTTCCAAGGAGGGTTAATACTCTTTTTCTATAATCAAAACCTAACATTGATGCTTTCTGTCCTTTATTCCAAGGAGGATGCCTGTTTTGAGAGGTGTATTGGTCAGATGTTAAATCAATAATACGATTCTGATTGTCAACACACCACCAGTGCCAAATGCCCTCATCATCTAAAGCACGATGTAGTTTTAATTCTTGTGTTCCAAATATTTTTTGTAAACAGGCAGATGCTGTATGGCAGTGACCAAACATTGGGTTGGTACTGTTGCGTTCTACCCATTTTTTAGGTAATAAATCGGGTGTTAAATTTTTTAATATTAAATTGGTTACAATTCTCAAATTATCAATATTATATTCCATGGTTAATGTATTTGACCTTTATCCTTTGCTATATTAAATTTATCAAGTAATTCATCCATTGTTGTCATGTCATCATCATATTCATCAACATAAACAGAAGATTCTAAACTGTCTTTATATGATTTGTTTTCTTTTTTTATCATCTCATCACTATATTTAATTTCTTTTGAAACTTCATGAACCATATTTAAATAATATTCAATAAGACTGTCTTTTGGATTTGTATATGTAACTATTTCTGAATTATTTAATGTAGCTATATTATCAGATATAATCTCAACTGGCAACCATGGTACCATCATCATTACCGATCCTTTACCTGACCGTCTAAGCAAAACAACCATAGGATTATTTAAAATGGTGTTTTCTTTATCTGCTATAACATCAGCGATAACATCTTCACCAGATTGAAGTCTAACAACTTTTATATTAAGTGTTTCAGCCATTCTTGAGTTCGATATTGTAGAACTTGTATTTGAACTTCTCTTCATCATATATTTTCATTCTTTCAATAAAATGTTTTAGTGTATAATTGGTAAATTTACCAACTCTAAAATCATCAGCGATATCAAACAAAGTCGCTACTTCTTTATTATCTCCTACTCTTAAACCTCGACCGATAGATTGAAGATTACGAATACGAGACTTACTCGGCGAGGCAAAGATAATATTATGTAAGTTCCTTATATTTATACCCGTAGAAAAAGTACCATATGATGCTACGATAATAGCATCTTTTTCTCTTTCAGTAATTGACCGAACAGCTTCACGAGATTCTGTATCGGTTCCACCAAAAACAAAAAATGTTTTTCTTTTTTTCGCCTTTTCTTTAATGACCTCATATAAATCTTTTCCATGTTTTTCAACAAACTGAAAAAGTATAAGAGAGTTTCCATTTAATGATAAGGCTAAGTTTCTTATAAATTCGTTTCGTGCTTTGTTTTGAACAATATAATCTATTTCAGTATTATAATCCCATTCTTTCGCTTGTTTGCAAACCGATTCTGGATATTTCAACACTAAACATTTGATTTTAAAATCCGCCAAATGTTTTTGTTCAATAAGTTCAGATGTAGTTGTTGCACGATAAACAGGACCAAATAAACCTTCTAATACTAAGCGATGTGTTTGTGTACCGTCTAAAGTGCCTGTTGTTCCTATCCTATATTTAGCACTAGAACAACCTGACATAATTGTTGTTAAAGACTTAGCTTTAAATTGGTGAGCTTCGTCACCTAAAACAAAATCAAACTGTTCAAAATATTCTGGAGGATTTTTATAAACAGATTGCCAGGTTGTAATAGTGATAAAACTGTTTGTGTGTTTTTCTTTACCTGAATATTGTCTATGGCAGTATTTGTCTGAATCATAACCATACGATTTAAAATCACTAAACATTTGTTCGACTAATGAGGTTGTTGGCACAATCATTAGTCCTTTCTTATAATCAGAGCTTTGGAGATATCTCACTATCAGGTATAGTATTAAGGACTTACCAGATGCAGTTGGAGACAGTAGGAGAACCCTTTTATTGCGAATTCCTGTGATAAAAGACTTGAGTTGGTAGTCACGGACCTTGTAAGGTAAATTTAAAGATTCAATAAATTCTTTAGCTTCATGTACCGAAAAGCTCTCTGTTGAACTAACTTCTTTATCTATTTCAAGCTTATAATTTCTTTCTTCACAAAACTTTTGTATATAAGCTACAAGACCATGATATATGGTAAAGTTTCTCAAATCTAAAAGCCTTATCTTTCCATCCCAAGCTCGCATCTTATATGCCGGTGTGAATTGATAACCAGGCACAAAGAATGTAAAATACTCGGACATCTCTTGAGCAAAATGCCTTTCACATTCTAACTGAATATAAGATTCGTTTTGTTTATGTAGAATGATATCAGCCATTATACACCTTGAATGAATTTCTCCCAATCAATAAATGACCTAAGTTCCCATGTTCGGTTGTTTAATTCTTTAAGAATAGCTTCACACACGGTAACAATTTCATCATGTAAGGTTTTAGCAGCTTTGTGTTTGTTAATATCTTCATCACTTTCTAAATATGTGTTGAGTTCGGCTTTGAGAACATAAGGAAATGGTTCCCAACCATACTTCTTCAACTCATCATCATCGAGTTTGCCTGTATAATATTCCCATTTAAGTCGTCTGATTTTATTTAATTTAAATTCAGATTCTTTAGACAATAAACGATGGCGAGAAAGTATATTCAAATACTTACTGTGTAATTGTGGTATCTTTGTTAGTTCTTTACCTGGTTCAGTTCTGTCCAGTTCGGAATCTTTTCTCCACATTTCTAGTAGTTCTTCTAATTGTTTCATAATTTATAATCCTCCAATAGTGGAGTATAACCAATTGGCAATCAAATGTCAAGCGTTTTTACCAAGTTTTTTCGATATCGTAGTAACTATACCGAAAAGTGGCGTCTGCTGTTAAGAGCGTATCAGGATTATCACTTGAAGACATTATAAAGGTTGATAGCGTAGTTGGAAAACATTCGTAAAATTTCATACGAATATAAGGTTGGTTTGAAGAAGATAATAATGTTAATGTTGCATCACTATATTGAGGTCTTTTTGTTGCTACTCTAGTAGCTTGTTTGTTTAATCTTCTTAAATCTTTGTAATCATCAAAGTCCTCTGGAAAGGTCATGCCACGAATCCAATCATGCACTTCTATCCAAGATTCCATTCTTTCATCAATCAAAAAAGTAACATTCAATAAATCGTAAATGGCTTTATCACCAGGCGCAAACAAATCTACAAACGGTGTAAATTGTGGAGTTTCTGACATAGAAATGCCTGGAACGGAAACAGATTGACAAAAGTATTGAATGTTTGGCAATCTACCAAAATTCAGTATATACTTATTGGGTTGTAAAAAATTAGGATTACTCGGATTTCTATCTGTAACTGCCATGTATTATTTCCATAAATGTTATGGTGTATTTATGCTACTATAAGCCGTAGATAAAAAAAGAGGCACCGAAGTGCCTCTCTTTAAGTTAGTTAGACTAACAAACTATATTACATTAAGTTAGCAACTTTAAATGCACGATAGTAGTTGTTAGATAACACATTTAATGCGCCTTCGCCTTGGTTAGTACCTTCTGCAAATGGGTTAGCAACTAAACCGTAACGGGTTTTGAAGCCAATTTTTGGTTGGAAAGTACCTGTATCAACTGCACGAACCATTTGTAATGGAACATATGGGCAGTAGAACAGACCAGCGTCATAAGCGTTAGAACCTTTATAACCAACAACAGCAAATTCTTTAGAAGCATTTACTGGAGCGTATGGATCAACATACACTTTAATGCGACCAAATAATGTACCTGCAAATGTATTGCCTGTATCATCAACTGTTAAGTTAGTTTGTGCTTGTAGTGCTGGGTTGTAGTCTAAAAGACCTGCCATTGCAAGAGCAGAAGCAACATCTGATGAACAGATAACGATGTTACCTTTTCCTCTACGAGTTAATTTTGCAATCGCATTTGCTTCTCTTTCGAGTTGGAAAGCAAGACCTTTAATTTTTTCAACCATCCAGCGACCGTTTGAATCAGTATCTAAATCGAACTGACCACCAGCTGTTGTACCAGTCTGACAACCTGTTTTAGCAACAGAGTAGATTGTTCTAACAACTTCACGGTTGATTTCAGCAAGAATTTCTGTTGAAAGAATATTTGCTAATTCTGTTTCAGCGTCAAGACCATGAACAGCTTTAAGGTCTTGTGCTAATTCAATTGAGTATTCTGCTTTTAATGCACGAGTTTTAGCAGTAACAGTTACTTTCTCAATTGAGAATGCCATTTCTTGGAATGTGTTAGAACTGTCACCTAAAGCTTCTGCTTTAGCGGTTGACATAGCACCAACAGCAGCTGCGTTACCTACAAAGGTGTTAGCAGCAGCAGCACCAACAGCGATGTCTGATTGTGCAGTACCTAAACCAGAATGACCTGTATTAGCTTCGTTATAGAAAGCTTCAGGACCTGATTGACCTTCGTATAATGAACGCATAGCAAAAATAAGGCCTGTAGGACCTGTCATTGGTTGAACACCAGCAACATCGTATGCGATTAAGTTTGGTAATGAACGGCGAACTAATGAAATTAGAATCGGATCAAAACCAGCAACTGGACCTGTAGCAGCAGCAGAACCTGAAAAACCAGCAGCACCACCTGAACCTAAACCAGCCGAAGCTGCGTTAGTTGGTACAGCTTCAGAAAGCACTTCGTTAGATTTGCTCATTTCTAAAGCTTGGTTTTCAAGAACAACAGCTGTAACAGCCTTTTTATATGGGTCTTGAATAGGGGCTAAATCAGGATGGTCTAGCACGCCTGCCCATTTAGTTTGTAATTGTTCGGACAAATACATATTGTTCTCCTAAATTATTTCTTTGTTTTACTAATTGCTTGAGAAACAGCAGCTACAAAAGGATCAGAAATCTTCTTGTCTTCTGTTGTCTCATCTTCTACATTTTCGTGAAGTTGTTCTTCATCAGCTTTTTTAACACCTGATGGGAAATAGTTCTCACGGATTGTTTCAAGTTTGGATTTGTATTCGTCCTCTGTGGAGAATTCAACACTTTCTGCAAGTGATTTAATTTTTTCAACTTGAGTTTCTGTAAGACCGTCTGTTACAACACGAGTAATTTCATTTTTGCGTGATTCAACAAGTTCTTTTTTGTATTCAACACCACGCTCGATTTCTTCGTTGAGTTTGCTTTCAAGTTCTTCAACTTTAGTAGCTAACTCATCAACCAAATCAACTTTTTCGGCAGGAACATCAATATAATGTTCAGTGAACAATGTTCTCATACCTGCGATAAACTCTTCTGTTAATTCAGAACGCAAACCTGATTCAATAGCAATTTCATTATCTTCCATCCATTGTTCAACAACATATGAAAGGTAATCATCAACTTTTTGAGTTAGGTCATTCTTAATTGTATCGATAGCTTCTTCTAATTGACCAGCATATTCAGCCTCCATTTGTTCTTGGATTTGAGTTACACGGTCATGAACACGAGTTTCGAAGATTGTAGTAGCTTTAGATTTGAATTCTTCTGAAATAGTTTCATCGTCAGCAAACATATTGTCGATGTCTTCTTTCATTTTTTTCTTCCAAGCTTCTTTGATTTCTTCTTCTGTTTCTTCTTCATCAACAGAATTAGCTTCAACTTCTTGTGTTTCTTCTAAGTTTTCTTCTTCGATGAATTCGTCTTCTTGTGCTTCAACTTCTGCATCTTCCATTTTAGCGGAAGCAGCAGATGGCTTAGCAGCAATAGACGCTTTGTTCTTTGCTGAATTATCAGGTGTTTGAAGCTTCAATTTATTTGAATCATCAAGTGGTTTAGAATTAGTATTGGTTGGACCACCTAAATCTTGAACCTCACCTGGTAACTTTTGTGGAGGCATAGCTGGTGCGTTAGACTTGCTAGTTGCAAGAATATCAGCAGCGGCTTCCATAAGTTTATTTGTTGCCATTAGGATTCTCCTTATGTTTTATCTTATATTTATAAAATTAAAGTTTTCGAATATAATTTTCAAATAATTTCAAAGCAACCGCTTCGATTTCTCTGGCTGATGCTTTTCTGATTGCTTTCTTGGCATGGTCAAAGTCTTGTTCTACCCAAGACCCTTTAACGAACATCCATTCTTTATTTTCCATGATGCCATTAACGAAAGCACCAGGTGCGGACGGATCCGCAACAATATCAGCCGCCGTAGCAAGTTTTAAATCGTCTTGCACCAAATTATAACCTTCTTTTGTTTGAACGACCGAACCTAAAGCTCTTGAAGAAACTCCAATGCTAACATCGTTTTCTAAAAAATTCTTAACGATATCACCATAAGGTGTTTCTAAAATTTGAGCTTTACCATAAAATGTATTTCCATCTTCACTCAAAGAAACAATTTTATGGGAAACTCTTTCAAGGTTGATTGTTGGTGTATCAGGATGACCTAACTCACCAAGAGCACGATTCGTTTTAATATACTCTTCGTTATATCTATCAACCTCATTTCTGAGAGTATCCATTTTATACATTCTGTTGTTACGATTAACTGTATCGCCAACCAAAAATGTACCTTCAATGTATAGTTTTTTCTTACCGTTTTTTTCTTCGGTAAGAACTTTTACATTTTCAATAGTTTCTGTTATGAGTTTCATGTTTCTTTCCCTTAAATCTATTGTGCATCATAGTAGGTTTTAGAAAGTTCGCCACGCTCAATTGTTTCGCCGGCTTTCCTACATCTAGCATAAATCTCTTCTGTTACGCCATTCGGTCTTGTGAAACTTCTTACTCCGCCCGAATATGTACCGTTAGCATCAGGATATGTGTCAGATGATGTAGCAGTATTTTCATACTCCCAAACACCATCAGAACCTGGAACCGTAACCCATGCCATTTTACTTTAATCCTAATGAACTTCTTCTACGCATCGACATTCTTCTTTTAATTAGAGAACGGCGTAGTTTCGCTCTTCTTGTTGTTTTCCAAGACCGTTTTAATAAACGAGCCTTTCTTAATCTTGTTGTAGCCGGTATCCGTCTTACAGTATTACCCGAAATACGATACCCTTTAATGGCAGAACGCCTTCTGTTTTTTTGAACAGTGATTCTACCTTTTGCATTTCTTCGTATTCTTCTACGAATCTTTTTAACACGACCCATACGAATAATGTTAGGGTTGCGTTTATAAGCTTCTTCTAAATCAAATGAATCAGCCGCAATATATTTTTTAGCTTCTTCAATGTATTTTGCAGTCAGCTCATTTAGACGAGCTCTAATCTTTTCTTTTACTTCGTCTAACTTATTCTCTATTAAAGAATCAATTATGCTCATTTTTTACTATGAGCCTTAAATGCAAAATCTGAACCTTTCATAAAGTGTTCTGGACTTTTATGAACAAGGTCAGCATATTTTTTAGCGTTTTCAGGTTTAAGAGCCTTATGAACATTTGTCATAGCTGAAGCTGTATAATGATCCACTTTTCTAGTTTGACCATTACCAAACTTTACACTCTTCGCTTGCTTGTTTGCAACGATAGAATGTAATTGGTCCATTACGCTTTCCTGAACTACTTCACTATTTATGTCATTTGTGCTTTCAGCTTGAATAGGAGTTTCAAATCCTTTTGCACTATAAGGAACAGTAAAGTATCTATCAAGTTTAGCGCTGTGATATAATGCTACTTTCATACCGTTTGGATAAGGTCTAAAAGATTTTCTTTTTAAAATTAAAACAAATGGTGGGTCATTTGGTCCTGTTTTTTCTTTCCTGTCTTCAATAATGGGTTCAGTTGTAATATCTTCCGATTCTTCTCTTACCGCACGGCGTGTTCTTTGGAATAATTGTGGATTGTCCGTTAAAAGACCAACCATTTTATTAAACAAATCTTGTAACAATCGTCTTTCTGTTGGATTAAACACAGGACGCTCTTCTTTCATCTTATCTAAAATACGATGAAGTCTTTGAATCTTTGTTTTATCTGCTAACCCAGCTCTGACAAGAATATCAAATTTTTTGATATCTATTTCTTGTTCAGATAAAAGTTCTTCGATGTCCCTAAATTCGTTTAATTGTTTCATTCTTGTTCTTGTTCTTCTTCTGGTTGCTCTTCAACTTCTACATTTGTTTCCGGCTCTTCAACCGGAGTGTCAGCTGTGTCTTGAACTTCCACATCAATATTGCCATCATCATCTGCTACTGGTGGAGTTTCACCATTAGAAAATAAATTTTTAGCAATTTCTTGTTTTTTACCATCTAAAGCTTCCATAGCCTTTTGTGATAAAAGGTTATGTAAACTATCTTTAGCATCTGAGCTTTGAGCCGCTGCTATTTGATTTACTACATCAACTACATCTACCATAATATTTCTCCTAGTTTCTATTTATACCACCAAACTTAATTACATCAGCATCAAGTTCTGGTGTTTCTGATTCTGTTTGGTCGTTATCTTTTGTGTTGTCTTCTGGTGGAAATTGATTAGGATCAGCTTCGCTTTGGCCAAACTGAACACCAGCTTCCTGTTCTTCTTCAATTTCTTTTTCCATTTGGTCAACTTCTTCATTAGACATTTGAAGAACATTTTTCTTAACCCAATTAGTTGAATAATAACGACCAATATATGGGTCAACTATGTTAAGAAGACCTATTCTTTCTCTAAGAAGTTCTGCTTCCTTTAACTCCGTAAAGTTATTATCTTTTAAATAATCATAATAAATTTGTTCCTGAAAATCTTGCCATTCTTCTAAAGAACAAATGCCTTTCAATACAAGTTGAATTTTTAAAGCGCTATCAAATACTTGTGAAAACTTATTTCTTAGTCTTGTAATAAATTTACCAAATTTAACTTCATCTCTTGTAACTTCTGTTGAACGACCTAAACCTATCATACCACCTTGTTGTGGTTCTAAACGAGACAAAGGAACATTCAATGATTGTAAAAGTTTATTTCTAAAATATTTTACATCTTCTAATTCACCAAGGTTTTGGCCAGCAGGTAATGTAGTAATTTCGGTACCTTTACCACCTTCTCGTCTTGGTAACCAAAAGTCTTCTAACATTGACATATGTTTTCTATCATCTCTTAACTCACCAGTAGAAGCATCATATACCATCTTGTTACGGTATTTGACCATAACATCTCTTAAGTATTGTTCAGCTTTACCTTTTGGTAAGTTACCAACATCAATGTAAAATATTCGTCTTTCTGGAGCTCTTGATAATCTGTAAATAACAACAGCATCCTCAATCATTCTTAATTGATTCAAAGGTTTAATTGCTTTGTGTAAATAAGAAATAACAAAAGTATTTTTAGCATCCATTAATCCAGAATTAATATTAATAATTGATTCTGGTGCAATTCTTAAACCTTGATTTAAACTTGTTCCATAAGACTGTGTTGTTTGTCCTCTTTCATTATAGACATAATATTCACCAATAGACTTGATGATTAATGCACCAGTTTTAGGGTCTTTTTCTTTTTTGACTTCACGGACTTTTCTTATTTTGCGTGGGTCAATGTATCTTAATTCTTTAATACCATCTTTTGGTCTTGATTCGTCCACAACAACATGATAGTAAATACGACCATCAATATACCATCTTTTAAATAAATCATCAGCTAGATTATTAAAGTTTAACATTCTCAAAACATTATTAAACTCATCTCTGATTTTTCTTTTAATTGTTTCTGGTTGTTGAAGATTATCTAATCGAATATCAACACTCTTGCCCGTTTCATCATGTGTGATAGATTCATTAACAATATCATCAATTGCCTGTTCAAGTTCGGGGTGATTTGCCATTTCACGATATCTGGTGATAAGCTCAATTTCATTACGAACTGAGCCTTCTAAATCAACATAGGTACCGTAATAAGCGTTTTGAGTAACGGTAACTGCACCGTCATCCATTGCCTCATTTGGAAGAGTAAAAGAAGGCTGGTTAGGAGGTTGTTGATCTACAACATCCTTTTTGCCTAGAGTGAATCCGAATAGTTTAATCGCCATAATAATTTATCATCCTATAAAAAAAATAAAGTGGGGAAAATACCCCACTCTATTACACAACACCGTCTTCGATTGATTCCCACCATTGATATGATAAGGTAACTGCAAATTCTTCCATTGTGTCATTTGCACCCCAATCTACATCAATAGGAGTAATATCAGAAGGAAACAAGCCAACAAACTTATATCTCTTAAGACTGTCGCCTGCTTTTCCATATTGAGTTACTTCACCATCAACGGTATAACCGCCTGGTGAAAGTGCCACTGGATTTCTTACATTAAGATTGTGGCTGTTGATGCCGTTCATCCATCTTTCGAAGGCGTTACGAACAACAAAGTCCTCATCGTTAATGACTGAAATTGTCCAGTCTGCGAAAGTTCTATTACCTACAAACTTTAATTCACGACCAAAGTATTGAACTGGTACAACACCAAGCGTAGCGCCTGGTAGTTGTGCAGTTTTACACATGAATGTAAGTTTTGTTTGTGCGTTTTCAGGTGATGAGAACGCAGGGAAAGGCATAGAAACTTCAAACAGATTAGGACGAGCACCGTCTCCAATCATTTGACTTCTAAATTCATTTACATTAAATGCCATTTTTTTCTCCTGTCTTCTCTATTTATTAGAACTGTCCAACCACTTCGTTGAACGATACACCTGTTCTTACGGCAACAAAGTTAAGTTGAATAAAGTTAATTGAACGAGCAGGTTTGATATAAATGTCGCCAACAAACTCGTTTCGGTCAATTACTTCACCTGTGTTATTTGATTCGTCACAAACTACACGGTAATCTGTAATACCTCTACGACCTTGAATGTCTCTTAGATATGGTTCAACTAGATTTACAAATTGAGCTCTTGTAAATTGGTCATTGAATTCAAATAAAGAGAAACGAGCGGCACGACTGATTGCTTTTTCAAGGATAATGAACAACCTTCGAACATTAATTCTATCAAACGCACTTGGTTTTGATAACATAGTTTTGTCACCAAACAACTGTGTACCTTCGCCTTGGAATGTTACAACCGGATTAATACCTTTAAGATAGAGGTCATCTCTATTTGCTTTTGTAGGATTCCATGCAAGTTTGAGAACATTTCTCATAATGCCTCTGTTTGGACCAGCGGGTGAGAACCATGGGTCTCTTTCGAGGTCTGTTCTAGCAGCTAAACCTGCAATATCACCGTTACATGGTACCCAACGATATACATCATTATACTTATCATACATATACTTCCAGTTAGAATCAATAACTGCATATGATGATGAAGTTAAAGAAGCTCTGTATGCTTTAACATCTGTTGTTTCTGAACCAGCGTTATCAACAACATCTGCTTTTTCTGGTGATAAGAAAGCAACCGCATCTTTTCTTGTTTCTGCCATTGTAATCAAATCAGCAGCCACAGTAGCATCAGCAGGACCAGAAATGATAAGATTGATATCAACAGCATCTGCGTTATCAAATTTATCGTATGCTGTAACAACATTAGCGGTAGAGATTGTGCCATCTGCACCAGCTGAAAGTGAAACTGTTACATTTGATGATAGATTAGCAAATGTTTTGTTTGAAGCTGTTGTGCCCCAATTGGTGCCATTTGCGTGATGTGACATCCAGTGAATATATTTTGAACGGTTAGAAATTACATCTTTATAATAATTTGTGTTACCACCGTCATCTTTAGCATCAGATGCTTTAGAAACAAATGCAAATTTTTCTAATACTGTGCCTTGTGTTCCTGAAAACAGGCCATCTTCATCAACAACAATAACATGGAGTTCATCATGAGAACCACCAGCATTAGAAACATAAGTTGATGTTGAAGGCGTATCGTTAAATTGTGATTCATATGCCCAACCAGAATAAGAATTACCATCTGCAATAGAAACTTTTAATGAGTTACCTTTTGCGCCTGGATATCTAGCAGCAAAGGTACCATAGGTATTTGCACCGCTAGACCAGTTATCTTCATAGTCGTCATCATTTTTAATTAATACATTTGGTGATCCGTTTGCTGTTGCGGTGTATGTTGTTGCACCATAAGCACGGACAACCTTTAAGTTGTTCGAATATGCTAAAAAACTAGCAGCAGAGAACCAGTATTCATAGTTATCGGTATTAGGCTTGCCAAACGCTTCAACAAGTCTAACTTCATCTGAAACCGTTACGATTTCATTAACTGGACCCCACTCAAATTTTCCAGCAAAAGCGCCAATCGAAGTGGCAACGGAAGGTACAATTGTAGTCAGGTCAATTTCTGATACATTTACACCCGGTGAGAGCTGAAATGCCATTGGATTACTCCTTTAATAAATGGGTCGAATTTTTTTAATAATTATACTCTATTTAGTTTTTTAGAAAGTTGAGGGTGGATACCTATCAGACAACCCACTGTTTGACCACATATCTCCCGAATCAATCTCAACCTCTTCTTTCCGACCATCATCAAAAACTCCAACGGGTGTTAGTTCTTCATCAATTAACATATTCTGTTCTTTGAGTAGTTGTTTTCTTACATCAACATCTGTTTCATCTTTGAACATTTGTTGTGCAGTTAGCCAACCAAATAAAACTAAACCCATTACTAAATCGTCATGATTGCCTTCTTCCGCTTCGTAACTATCTCTAAATCTTGTGAATGTATTTAACTCAGCAATCGTATCAAAATCATTGATGATAAGTTTATCATTTTCCACTAATGTTTTTAAGTTAGCACACCCTATTTTTTTAACCGACTTTGTTGTTTTAATACCAAAGTTTGAGTTTCTTTTAAAACCACCAGATATTGTTTGGCCTTTTATATGGTGATGGTCTAACTTATAAATGTTTTCATACTCTAAATCATAATGTAAAGTATCAACTACCTGTTGGCCAATGTTATTTGTTTCAATTAAAGCATACGCCTCGTTATACATTGTACCTATTTTATAGATTATCGTTGGGAAAAACATCAACGGTAATTGATTACTACGATATTTAGCCACCTGTCTGTATGGCGTTTCTGTGACATCGACCACATTTATGGCTGAATAATCTAAATTGACACCTTCAGCACAATCAACAGACGCTATATACAGATGACCTTTTTGGGGTTCTTCATAGATATCCAGTCCTTCATCAGTTCGAACTGGATTTCTAAACGCTAAACTTCTTAACTTCACTCCAGAGATGAGTGTAGCAGAAGAACCTACAAATTCTGTTTCAAACTCAACACGAAACTGTTCTTCACTTGTATTTCGTATGGTTTCTTCTTTCCACTTTTCATCTCTACCTGGTACATCAGACCAAAGAATCTCAAGTGGTTTGTAAAGTGAGCGACCTTCTTCCGCATCAACCCACATTTTATAAAATAAATTTAATCCGTTTGGTGTTGATACAATAATAACTTTAGTGGTTTGACCAGATGATATAACAGGATATGTTGATTGAAAAAAGTCCAACGCCATATTGTGTTGAACGAAAGCAAACTCATCCAAAAATATCAAATTGTATGAACCACCTCGAACACCTGAAGCGGATGTTGCATACGCAAATACTTTAGAACCATTTTCTAGTTCTATGTTACCTTTATTCCAAATTACAATACCTTGTTGTAACCATAAAGGCAAATACTCATAGGCCTTTTGTAATCGACCTAAAATTTCTCTTGCTAATGCACCTTTGTTGGCAAGAATACCAACCGTGTATTCTTCATTAAACAACACACACCAAAGCATATAACCCACCGATGTTGTTGTTTTACCACACTGTCGTGGCATTTTAGCAATATTAAATCTATTTTCGTGGAATGATTTGACCATTTCCTCTTGAAACGGCCACATATCAAAAGGTATCAAACCTTTATCCACATTAACAATTTGAACATAGTTTTTAATAAAATATACGGGGTCATGCTGACATTTAATTATTTCTTCTACTTGTTCAGCTGTATATGTTATTTCAACGCCAACTCTTTTGAGCCGGTCATTTCCAAGATAGCCTTCCATATCTTATTTTGAGATACTACGAAGCATCCAACCTAGTTTTTTATGTTTGTCTATTCTATCTTGTAAAAAGTTTGAAAGACCAATCTGTTCAAATTGGTTTGCAAGTTTATCACACAATTCTAATGTTTTGATTACCTTGTCATTATCACCAGCTAATTCATTAGCCATAGCAACACCATCTAATCTTTCAGGCTGTTCTTCTATTTCAGTCATATCTAAAAACTCAGCCATTGTACCTGGTGCATAAGCATCTAATGCTCGTATTTGTTCAGCAATAACATCAACAGCACCATGTAAATCTTCATACACATTACCATAGAATTCATGGTATTGTGGAAAATTAGAGCCTTCTACATTCCAATGAAAATTATGTGACTTAAGATAGAATGTAAATGTATCTGCTAATACTTTTTTAAGTAAATTAATTAAAGTTTCCATAATAATATTTATTCTTCCTGTTTATTCTTCAAAAATTTAACAAGTTCTGTTGTAGATCCTACAAAAACAGCCTTGTCGATGTTCATATTTTTTGTATTTCCTACACTATTATTGTTATCTTGTGTTAAATCTTTACGGGTTTTTTGTATATTAAGCAAATCTTTGTTAGAATCTGCAAGATTTTTAATCATTGTTGCAGCTACTTCATACGCTCGTGGGTGTTCAGATTCTCTTGCTACTTGTAAAAGATTATCTAAAGCTACATTACCCTTTGTTATAAGATTCTTTATGTTACCACGAGCAAATTCTGTATCTTGTTCCGCAACATCTTCGACAGGAACGATTTCTTTTTTTTCTTCAACAACAGGTAAAGTTTCTAATACTTCTTCTTTATCGTTCTCTACATTAAATACTTCTGATAATTTTTCTTCTGTTTTACTCATTATGTAAATGGCCATTCTGTAATTGTTTCACTGAATCCAAAGTCATCGTTTGCATTAGCAGATGTTGGATCCGGTGTTGTTATAATAATAACCGTTTTTAACGGCTCACTATCAACACTTGACACATTGTAGCTTGCATTTGATGATGCACCCACAATGATATCATTCGCTTTTAATAAACTATTTAGATTATTCACCACAACAATACCGGTGTTTGAATTACTAAAGTATGCTAAGTCTCCGGTAATATCTCTACTTTCACCCGTTGTCGTTGTTGTTACAAATATGGTTTCTTCATCATCAAAATATCCAGAACCGTTTGTATAATCAACATAAACTTTTTGTGATGTTCTACTAGCGGTCTCAATATACAGATTGGTATTTGCTTGGCGAATATATTTACCTTCTTTGACTGGAGGCCATATGTAGCCTTTTGCAGTAAAGTTTAAATCCCAAACAATCAATCTTGTTGAAGAACCATCACCTTCATATTCTACACTTGGTGTTACTGAATTTAATATAACAGGCATATCATAATGTTGGTCCATTGTTGGAACAAAATCAACAGTTACATTAAAATCAGGTGTAAAGAATGGTAATATTTGTTCTAATATTTGAGTGCCATCTTCTTGGTTTCTTACAAAAATAGATAAAGAAAATTCAAAGTTATATGGTATTGGAACATATTGTGTTTTAATTGCAGTATTTGTATTAGCAGAAAAGTTTTGTAATGTTGATAATTGTTTTCGACTTGCATCATAGTCCATACCTGTTAAATCAAATGATATACGAGGCACAACAGTTTGAACTGATTTGGTAAAATCTGGATTGGATGTAATTAGTGTAATATATTTTTCTTTTGCACCATAAGATAATGGAACTTTCCAAGATTCTTTTGATGCACTACCATCAGCTGTATATCTTTTTAAAACAATGTCATTAAACATTGTACCAAAAGCTACAATGACTTTTCGTATTGTTCGATTATAAAAATGAGAATTACCTAACATTATGCTTCACCAAATGGGTTTGATTCCGTAAAATCAATGATTGAATCAGATTCACTTTCAATCCTTACATTGTCCTGAATATCTTCAAATGCTGAATTCATATAAGCAGAATCATTAACGGTATTAATTGTTGCAATGGAAGACGATGTATTTCCAATAACATTTCCTGATGCAAAGGTTCCTTGAACCCGAATAATATCAATGTGAGAGTTTGGAACAAAATCCCAAACAACAGCTTGTGCTGTTGAAGATGCTAAGTTAGCGCCTTGATAAACAATTTCATCATTGACAAACTTACCAGAGTGCATTGTTGATATTGCAATTTTTGTTCTTGGATAATGGTCTCTAATATCATTGTCAATTTCAGCTACACCAGTTTCAATTAGCTCATTAGAGAATACGAACTGTTTCAGCTTGAGTGCATAAAGATAAACATTTGAACCACGACCACGACCTAATGTGTGAAACATAGCTTGATTGTTTTCATGCTCAACAAAAGTAATTTCAAAAAAGTTTTTAACCAAAGGAACATAAATTAAATCACCCTCATTTGGTCTTGTTTGGGAAGCGTTAGATTGAAATCTTCTACGAGAAACCAATAAGGTAATTTCATCTCGTATCTCTAAACCAAACTTTGATATGAAATCACCTTCACCATCCATACCAGTAACATTTTCCAAATACATCTCAAGCGGAATAGCAGAGATATATTGTTTAAGTGGGTCTTCACCATAAAGGTAATCGACCTCATCTCTTGTTGTTCTTGGCAAATAGAATACATCCATGCCATACATCTTTAAGGATTCAATTACTAAATCCTCAACAAGTTGTTGTTCAGCTGTTACATTTTTTGGAAAATTGTTGAAATATAGATTGGTTGCCATTCATTATCTACCCATAGAACATTTCTGATGGAAGAACATTGTATGATTGCATCTCTTCTTCGATTTTATCAATCTCTCTTTGTGCTTCTTCCATTAGTCTAGGCCCATCTAAAGTTACGCCACCAGGCATTTGAATTCCAGCAAACTTACTTAAGTTGCTACCCCATTGATATTTAATTTTTGCAGTTGCATATTGTTTTAAAAACCTATCATTCCAAACATCACTATTACCAGCTTTAGTCATTGTAACACCAGAAACATTTGCACTTAAATCTCCAACAATTTGAATTTCTGTTGGTGAGTTAATCTTTTTAATTTGGACTTCTTGGCCATCTGATAGTGTAATGAAATCGTTTTCAATTATTTCTTGGTCAAAAGTTGTGGAAGAACCTGTTAAAACATTTGATGATGTTGTACCTGTTAATGTACCAGTCAATGTAATTGTATCTGGTTCCATTGTTCGATAACATTCAATAATTACATATTCACCTGGATCAACATCTCTAGTCCAATCAATATCTAACATTACCTTATTCATGTGTCGATTGAATCTAAATTGCGGAGTACCAGAGAATAATAACTCTAGTGTTCGAATATGTTGCATGGTGACTTCATAAGATACATAAGACACAGATGTAAAATCATATAAGTCATGTAATCTCAATTGATATCTTAAGTCAAACATATTGATTGATGAATTAGAATCATCAAATGGCATAACACCGGTTACAAACGCTATAGTATCTGGACAATAAATCCATCTTCTATCAATATCTGTTTGTGTTATTTTATGTTTAAGATATATTTTTTCTGTACCATCAAAATGATAGTCATGAAAAAATTGTAAAGAATCATCAATACGATCTTCTACTTGGTCATCATCAACATTAATTTCAATGACAGGATGGCCCAATCTTCGTAAGCAGTAATCTTTAAATTGTATTCTTGATGCCGGTTTTGCCATGTCTTTGCTCTAATTAGACTTTTGTTATACTATTTATGCCAAAAAACCCATGACATTATTCATCCGCAGGTTCTGGTGTGTTACCTTCTGCTACCCATGCAAGGTATTCTTGATAGTCTGTGTTTGCTTCATTTATTGGTATTGATGCCATATCAGATAACCTAATAATAACTGGGAATAATTCATTTGTTTCTGAATTTTTAACTAATTTATACATAATTATAACTCCGCAGAAGCAACCCAATGCCCCCAAACTAAACTTACAACATAAGCACCTCCTGCATTAACATACATCTGCATTTGTCTTGTACTGCCATAAGGAGCAACTGGAGCGATTGTGCCAGAAGCACCACTTCTTCGCCATTCCCATGTATTATCTGCTCCATTATCTCTATAAAAAGTAATGCTTGGAGTTGTTCTCATGTCTTGAGGAAAAACTAAACACATATATTGGTATCCACTAGCTTGTGTACTACCACCAATAATATTAATACCATTAGAAGTATTTGTAGCTGGTGCTGTTGTAGTATCATAACTTTTACAATAATACCTCTGACACATAGCTAACTCTTGGCTATACATTCTGTGTTCAAAGGGGGTAGCGTTTTCACCTAGTTCTAATTGTATGCCTGTGACTTGCCAATAGTTATTTATAGCATCTGCTAAATTTACTTGTCCTACAAATCTATTGGCAGTGACTGCTGTTCCCCAAGTTGTTTGTAATGTTCCTGAACTCTGGTCTGTTCCAGCACATAGAGCAAAGATTAAATCTAAACTTCTTCCGTTATCATTGTCTAACGCTCCAGTAGTATCACCATCACAAGTAATAGTTTTCTTTTCCCAAGTATCAGCAGAATTGATAATATAGGATTTTGATATCATTCTGGTATTATCAATATCGTATAATTGAACTATATAAGTTCCTGTTTTGTTAGATTTTACCCAAAAACTTATTGTCAAACTTTCCGCATTTGATGTTCCTTTTTTTATTTGTTGCAACATTTGACCTTCTATACTTTGGTGCATTTGTAAAAAAGAGTTTGAACTTAATGAAGCATTGGCAGTGGTCCATAAGAATTTAATACTATTTGCAAATCCTTGTCCTGTTGGTACATCAGTATCTTGTGATTGAGTAAATGTTCCCCATGTAGTACCACCAACATCAAATCTATCTACAGTATAATATCCGCTTGAAGTTATTCCACTAGTACTTGTTCCCCTCTGTGCTATCTGCATATTACCATTAATGATAAGGTTCTTTGTACCTAACCCAACAGTAGCATCTGTGGCTATGTTACCTGTAGCTTTAGGTAGTGTTAAGGTATGAGTA